GTGTCGGGACGGTGGGTCGGCTGGCTTTCGCCTCCCCCCCCCGGTGTCAGCGTGCGCGAGAACCCGCCGCTGCTTCGGCCATGGACTTCTCTTTGTCGCACGTCTGACAGATGGTCTCGAGGTTACTGTCATCGTCCGTACCGCCTTGCGACAGAGGAACGATGTGGTCACACACGCCGTGATTACTGCCGTGCAGATCAACACCCACCAACTGACCAAGGCGCAGATGTCGCTGGCACAAGTACTTGTCTCTGGTGAAGATTCTTTCGCGCCTGTTGCGCCACTTACTGCCGCCTCTTCCCGATCCCTGTCTGGACTGCCAAGGTGTGCGGGGGTGCTTATCGCAACGGCTGCCACGAACCAGAACTCGGCAACCTGGGGAGGTGCATTCCTGAAGCGGGCGCAGCGGCATCAGTGCACGCCCTCATCGTCATCGTCGAGAAAGCCGAACCCCTCTTCTTCCTCATCCTGCGACTCAACCAACATTTCAAGCATTGCTTGGTTCATGTCGATCAAGCGATTGATCGCATCAGTTTGGGCTGTAATAGCCTCTGTCTGGGCCCTAAGCGCACTGATCAGATCGTCTTCTTTGTTGCTCATATATTTGCCAGGTCACGCCCAGGTAGGCCTTGGAGGTGAGGCCTCAGAGCGCACCATTCGATACGCGGGGATTCATCCTGTAACGCCCTGGCTGCCGGTGATATAACGCTCTACCGGCTTACGCCGACCGCTTGGGGGTCGTGGGGGCTATCAGTCACAGAGAACGCGCTCGAGGCGCTCGAGGTCTTCTACAGTCGTGATGGTTGTGGGGTCGATGCTCGCTGGTATCTCGATACGCTTAGCGGACACGCGGGCATTGGTCATGGGGTTTGGGCTGTCCGCACTGGCCGTCACGCACAGGCTGGCGTTCTCATCCGCCGACACCCCCATAACATCATCGATAGTGGAGCTGCACGCGGTGAACATCAGCATTGCCATTAGAATCAGGATTGTGCGCATCGGTCGTACTCCTCAATGTAGTCGCGGGAGAAATGGTCAGAGGCTCTCTGCGACTGCCAGAGAGTGAGTGTGCGGTCCCACAGCATTGTGAACATGCTCGGGTCCAGTATTTTCTTGCCCTGATTGCTCAGGTACACGCACGTGCCTGCGTGCGCAAACCCGAAGCGCGGAACGCGAGGAACCAGGTCTGATCCATTCACCACCCTGATGTACTCGCCATACATGGCCAGGCGCAGCTCTTGCTCAGTAGCAACCTTGGGCTGGCCTGCGGTGATGACAGAGATCTGTTTGGGACGAAGCGCAACTGCCAGCAGCGTGGCGATCGCGCCGCCCAGGCTGTGACCAGTGAGAACAACATGTTTGTCTGAATGGGCAGCGATGGTCTTCATCACCCTGACCAGTATCGACTCAGCTGCAGCAGCAAACCCTCTGTGCGCCCTGATGCCGTGGAAGTCTGTCTTCCGGATCTTCGTGTTGTTGTGCCAATCGGCCAGGCTCTGACTGCCCTGCACTGCAATGATGATGTCGTGTGTGCGGATATAGGCAATTGCGCTGGTGTCTGTCTTTGGCTCTTCAATGCGCTGATACTCAATGATGCCCATGTCTGCCGGCACCGTGCCGCTGTATACCGCGTTGCTCAGCACCAGGCAGTCACGAATAAGGTCAGCCACTATTTGATACCAGCAAAGAAGCGGTGCGCGCCGATCTGCACGAAAGCATTGTTGCCTTTTGCCCAGTCAGGGCATCGAGATGATTTGTGCAGGGTTGTGGTTAGGTAGTGTGTCGCTCCACCGGTAGGGTCCGGAGCGTAGCCATCAAGCGCATCGATCAGCGCTTTGAGTGCTGCCCTGCAGGTCTTCTCTTGAATGGCCTCTCGGTACTGCTGCTGCAGGGTTTTAAGCAGCATTGAGTTGGGATCATTGGCATTCCAGCAGCTGAACTGCCAGGGCTTCAGGCAAATTGACGCCATGGAATGATCGACATGGTGAATAACATCCTTGCCCCACCAGGCGCTTGCCTTCATCCGATTGAGGATGCAGTGAGCGATCGCCGTGCGGCCATCTTGCGTGCAGCCGCGAGCCTCTCCGTGGATCGTTAGGGCGCCAATGAGGATGTCGATGTCGGAGACTTTCAAGGGCCTTCGCCTTTCCAGAACTTCAGCCCGGCACCCAGCGCCAACGCTCCAAGCAGGAATGCGGTAAACATATTGGCCGCCGTCTTGATCATCGACATGCGAACCGTGCGCCATGCGTCCAGCAGCGATCTGAGCTCTGCTACATCAACAGCAGCGCCATCGTCATGCAGCCCGAGCTGCTGTAGTGCACGATTGGCCCCGCGCTCTGCAGCGCGCTCAATCATCTGCTCTATCTCGGTCGGCGAGAGTTCTGACATCCGTGCTCTCCAAAAAGAAAGGGCGCATCCTCGCTCGTACGAAAGATGCGCCCTTAAAGGCTTTGCTGATTCACAAAAAAGCCGCCTCACCATCCCACATGAATAGCTTGGCGGCACAACAACAAGTTGTTCAGTTCAAAGGGTCAAGCGGTGGCAGCGTGGCCATTGATAGCAGTAAGCAGGGAGACGTGAGACCGGGCACTATTACTCGACCTGGCAGCAGGCTTCGGAGAGCCTTCAGTGACGGTAGTGGTCAGCGATCGCGCAGTTGCAACGATACGATCAACAGCCACGCTGACAGGTTCTGGGCAGATTTCGATGGCTCTAAGCACCAGGGCTTCGAGCGCGCCATAGCATTGAGACAGAAGGCTCAACGTAACAGTGAGAGTATGGAACAGGGTCAGTCGATGCAGTCGCATGATGGCTTCCTTGGAATGATTGATTAAATTACAGGCATAAAAAAAGCCCGCACAAGGCGAGCTTTTAGTATTAACGAAACGTCCTTTGGGAGTTTCGTCCAGTCTAGTGTTTTATACCCCTATTTTGGGCACATTGCAATCGGACGTCCTATTCGGCTCAACCAGGCCAGCATAAAGCAGCAAAAGGCGCCAGGCAGCGTACGGTATATCGCGATGCTCTGCAGAGCCAGCTGGCGATCGCCACTTCCTGACCGTGGTGCTGCCCTTCTTCGGATTGAAAGCAACGCCTACCAGCTTTGCTACGTCACTCTGTGACCATCCGGCTAACTTGATCAATCCGTCCACCTCTTCCGGTGTTGGTGGCACATATGCCGGATCAGAGAACAACCTGCAGCATGGTCGGCATGCCAGATCGTTGCGGCCGATGACCCCGGGAACTGAATATTGTGCGTGCGTTTCCATGGCAACCTCTCAATTGATTAAAGGGCCTGCCGGGGTTTCCCCCGGCAGGTTACTGCTTACAACAAACCGCGAGCCGCGAAGCTCACCGCATCCTCAGGAGACACAACGATGTGATCCAGAACGCGGACGTCGATCACGGCCAGAGCCGCTTGCAGCCTGTTGGTGATAGCGAGGTCTGCGTGGCTTGGTTCAGCAACGCCAGAGGGGTGGTTGTGCGTGAAGATCACAGCTGATGCGTTCTTGACCAGCACCGACTTCACGACTTCGCGGGGATAGACAGCAGCGCCATCGATTGTGCCTCGGAACAAAGTTTCCAGAGCGATCAATCGGTGCTGGTTGTCCAGATGCAGAATGGCGAACACTTCGTGCTCCAATCCACCAATGGACAGACGGCAGAAGTCTGCAGCCAGCTCAGAGGAAGTGAAGGTGAAGGGTTCGCGCTTGAGCTCTGCAGCCAGTATGGCCAGTGCGCGGTCTACGATTTTACGGTCTTCTGCTTTCATGGATTTCTCCCGTTTCTGGGTCTTGGCGGAATGCCCGACCACATGTATAGAATACCGCCCCAATGGGGCGGATGCAAGCGGTATTTTGTATTTAATCGCTGGTTTCTTTCGCTTCGTCAGCCCATCGCCTCAAGTGCTTCGGCAACACCTTGAAACAGGTTTTTCAACTGCTGCATACATTGCTCCCGGCTTTGCGGGCTCTGAACAGTTTGTTCTGCCTGGGTGCGCGCAGTCTTTCCCTGCCGCCGCCCCTGAACCTTGACTGCCTGAACTTGCCTGACTTCTTCCGGCATAGGGGCGACATTGAGGAATTTGCATAACTCGCTGTACCGCTCCTCTGGCACATCCTTGTAGCTGCCCACCTGAAAGTGATCCTTGATGGATCGGTAAACGGCAGGAAACGAATTACCAGGCGCGCGGGCATGACGTCCAACGGCAATCTGAATGTGTCGCTGCTGAGCCGGTGTCAGCCCCTTCCTGGGCATCTCGTACTTGCCAGAAGTGCGGATCGATGGCAGCACTTCTGTCACCACCCAATCAGTGAATGCCTCAGCACTCTGAAGCTTGGATCGGAACGTCAGCCTGTAGAGATCAGACTCGGGAATTAGGGTCAGAAATCCACCACCCTGTTTCGGGGTAGTGCTTGTGCGCCAGCAATGGCGCGAGATTGCGTTCTCTGGCTTGGCGTATCCGAGAGCCCTGGCGACGTCCACAGCAACGAACATCGGGTTCAACGGATCGTCTGAGAAGACCCGTACAGCGTGGTTCTGGAAATCGAACGGGACGACGTGTTGCATGTTGCCTCCGGAGGTGATTACACCCTGCGTCTGATTTGTTCTTCGCCAGCGATCTCTGCATCCTGCACGGTATTGATGATCTGGCGATATCGGCTCTCCCATTTCCTCGCCCACTCCTTATGCCCGCCAGGCAGGCCCAGCAGTTCTGCCCACCGACGGTCTGACAGGTCACGAAACACCGCAGGGGCGCAAATATGTTCAATCAGTACCACAGACAGGATCGTCTCCATAAAGTCGAGCGGCCGATCATCTTTATGAGCCACAGACCAGCCTTCCCGCTTAGCAACCATTACGCTGAGCGCCCATACACCGGCGACGAGGCTGGGATGAACACTGTGATCCCCCAGGTGCTTGTAGATCATCAGGTCCTGAGCCAGAAGCTTGGTTCTGTACTTTCCAATCAGCCTCTCCACGTTTGGCACAGGCACCAGATCGAATGCGAAGGCGCTGAGAATCTCTCCTGCAGTCAGGCCTGTCCCGGAACCGCCGCCAGAAGACAGGGGGTCATTGCTGCGTAGATTTAGCCTGGTCAGCAGCGCCTCCGACTTGTCCGCGGGCGGGTGTGCAAAACCGCTTATGGTGGGGCGAATGTGTTTCACTCCCGAGCCTCTGCCAGGCTTTCTGTATTCAGGGTCTACCAGAGCGACACTCGGTTTCTTCTTTCGAAGAGGCGCGGCTGGCTGCTGTGTTCTCTCCTGCAGTGATGACATCAACATTGTTGCCTTTTCCTCTTCTCGGGCTTCTTCCTGCTGCCGGGCGGCGCGCAGTTCTGATGCTGCCTTTCTGGCCGCTTCAAATTTGGCGGGCGTCTTGTCTTTCAGCCATTCTTCCCGTAGTTTTTCGTACTGACGCTTCAGGCGATTGATGTCTAAGGCCTTTATCATGATTGCGTCCCTTTTCTGCTGGCCAAGTTGCGGTTTTGACGCACCGCCACAAACCCGAAATATGCTGCTGAGCGTGTCTCTGAATTGCTCCTGCCCTTCCAGCCGGTCATACGCTCGAACATAGGCTTGTTCTCTGCCCAGTTCGAACTTGTGGGCTTGTGCAGGGAGTACTCAATGCCCTGATCGTCCAACTCTCGCATCACCTCGGCTTGGGCTTGTTGGCATCTGCCGATCTTCACGCTGATCACGCCCTGAGCCGCCTTGCTGCGCTGAACGTTGCGTGCGTAGACAAAGTTCTGCGACAGTACGTCCTCGATCGCAAAGCGAAGCGGCCGAACCTGCTGAGCGATCCATCTACGCAGCGCGGGCAAGTCCAGCATCAGCAGCTCCTTGAGCGCGCCATCGACGTACACGGAAACGCCATGCTTATTGCTGTCAGGATCCAGACCCACCACGATCTCGCTCATCGTCGACCCTCGCCTCTGAGGTAATCAGCACCAGCTGCTGAGCGCCTGCGCTTGTGTTTGTTTCGGTTTGAGCGCAGAGACCTGATCATCCTGCGGTGACTCTCTTTCTCTTTGGTTGATGACCAGGCAATAAAACCGAATTGCTTGCCGAGGCTCTCCAGCATCAGGTCATTCATTCCAACATCAGAATCAGGGCCAGCCGCGTATAGTTCTCTGATGGTCTTCGGCACCAGGCCGAACAGGTCATTCTGGTGATGAAATGCATGGTCGACGATCTTCCACTGCAGGGGTGTCATGCGATTGCCCTCACGTCAGTGAGCGGAGTCATGAGAGACGCCCGCTGCATGGCCGCCATGATGCCAATCCTGGTCAGCTTCACTCTTGCTGCGGCGGTAGCGAGTCCCATGTTCCAGGTGGTGGAGTACTCGTGCGTCGCGGCGCGATATACCCCATACGCACAAAGGTTGCAGATCGTCGTTTTCGGTCGAAACAAGGCATTCATTCTCTGGTACCCGCACCGATCGCACTGACGAACCTTGCCGCGCATGCTTGGCTGATGACTCATTCAGGCCACCTCGTCCAGCATGGAAAAGAGGTCAGGCATTGACGCCTCTTCCTCGGCAGATTTGAGGTAGTAGACGCCGTCCGCAAAGTACCTGGGAGAGAGCTCCACGCCGTAACCCTTCCTGCCCTTGAGCAGCGCGCGGTACGGCACAGTCATCAGTCCACCGAACGGATCGAACACCACCTCGCCTTTCATGCTGAAGGTCTCAATCACGCGATCGGCGATATCGAACTGCATCGGGCAAAGATGCATTTCCTTGTTGCGGCTGGACTGGTTGCCATTCAGGGTGAGCATGCGGGTTATGTCGGTCCACACCTCATCCGACCAGGACTGGGGCTGCAGCAGCATGAATGTGGTGGGCAGCTTCTTGAGGTCTGCCAGCGTCTCCCCGGTCTTCACGTGGAACTCATAGTCGTAGATGTTCTCGAGGCTGTGCTTCTTGAACAGCTTGAAGATCGCCTCGTGCGGCAACGCCTCCAGCTCCTGCGGGGTGATGGTTCTGTTGCCAGAGGATCTCGCGTAGCCATGAGCGTCAACCTGCCAGCGTGCGCAGGAGTAGTCTTCCTTGAATTTGACGACGGGCACGTCTGCATAGGCGTTGCTGGAGTCTGTAGGACGCTTCCGGAACAGCAGCAAGTACTCTGGCATTCCAACCCCCATCTTCGTGCCATCCTTGCACTGCTCAGTCCAACCCAGGCGATAGGTTTGATTGTTCTCACGTACTACGTCAGTGACGATGGTCTTCATTCCCATGTACACAAACCCGTGACGGGTGTAATGCTCGATCGCCTTGCAGTGAAGCGGGTAGACAGTCTGGCAACCGGCATCGGTCATGCCCATGGGGATGATCCGGTCCTTCACGTGCACAGCACACACCCGGCCTGGCTGCAGGATGCGCAACAGGTTCGGTGTTAGGAAATCCATCTGCTGGAAGAAGTGTTCGTTGTTGTCGGTGTGGCCAAAGTCGGCATAATTGGGGGAGTACTCGTACTGCGTACTGAAGGGGATGCTGGTCAGGATCAGGCCGACGCTGTTGTCAGCCATGCTGGCGGTCTCCACAACACAGTCATTGTTCACGGCCACGTAATCGCGGCCGCTTACCTCTACCCTTTCCACTCCGAGCTTACGTGTTAGCTGCTCCATCTTGCCGGCGTCGGACAACCCGAATTCCCTGATGATCTGCGTCATTTTCTCTACCTGCACTTTGTGTTGAACCCATTTGGTTTCGAGGATGCGTTTCACTTCCCGCTCTGATTCGGTGTAGATCAGATCGATGCGGCACTCCTCGGTCTGCAGGAATCGAAGGATCCGGTGAATGGCCTGGATGAAGTCGTTGAACTTGAAACCAATGCCCAGGAATATCGCCCAGTGACAGTGCCGCTGGAAGTTGCAGCCGCTGCCTGCGATCGATGGCTTCGCTGCTAACTCACGGAACAGGCCATTGGAGAACTTGATGATGTTGTCCTCGCGCTCCTCCAGATCCTGTGACCCGAACACGCTGATCACGTCCGGTACCGCCTTCTCGATTGCATGCCGCTCCGCTTCCAGGTCGTGCCAGATGATCCGGTGGGCTGCTGGATCCTCTGCGCGTAGCTCCATCATTTTTGCAATACGTCTGGGTAGGCTTTCACGCTTCTCCCGGGCACTTTCCACAACGCCGATCGCCTGCTGTTTCAGGAGCATTCCCTGCCCGTTTGCTTCGGTACCGGCTTCAGAATGGTCGTCAGCGATCTCGTGCCAGTTCACCTGCATGTCTGGCATCACATAGCCTTCATCCGAGCAGCCGATATCGGATGGCTTCTGAACGAACAGCGCCCACGATGCTACCCACAACCAGAACTCCTGTTCCTTGTGCGGGTGCAGGGTCAGCTTGTCGGCCTTGGTGGAATCTCGCTTGAAGAATCTGGTCTTTGCCTGGCCAACATCCATCACCCCGAGGAATGCGGCATAGGCCAGCAGTTCGATGTACTCATTCGGCGATGGAGTGGCCGTGGCGACGAACCGGTACCGAATACCTTCCGATCGCACGCGGCGGTTCATGTCGCGCTTGTCGTCACCAGCGAGTACTGCCATGAATTCGCGGGACGTCTTGGATCCGCCGAAGCCCCGCAAGATCGAGGCCTCGTCGAGCGACACAACGTCGAACAGGTTCGGATCGAGCTTTCCATCGCGGATCGTTTCGTAGTTCGTCAGGTAGATGATTCCGGGCGCATCTTCGATTTCTTCAGCTCGACGTATGAACTTCACCTGCAGGCCGAGCATTGCCGCGTCTCGGACAAACTCCTGTCTCACGCCCAGGGGAATGATGATCAGCGGCAGACCGTTGCAGTGCTCTGCGCACAGCCTGACGATCTCCAGCTGCACAACCGACTTACCCAGACCGAAGGCAGCGAACACGCCGCGGCGTCCACCAGCAACGCCCCACTTCACCATCAGCTTCTGGTGCATCTTCAGGATGGGATTGATCTGATCCAACTCCACATCGAAGCCGACACGCTCTGCCAGGGTCACTTTCCGTTTGAGGAACTCTTGGTAGTTCATGCCGGCAACCCCTCAACATCGATGTCATACCCTGCAGCGTGGAAGACGTTATAGCCGAGCGCCTGGCTGATCGACTTCAGATGCTCCATCTGCGTGCCGTTTGCCTCCTCCCAGCTGATCACGCCCCGATTTCCATCAATGCCATGAGGCCCGATGTGAAGATTTGCCAGCAATGGAATCACCAGCCAGTCAGATGGCCGCTGCCCTGCCCCTCGATTGATTCCAGACTCGCTCATGCTGCCGCTATGGCAGTGGTGGAGCGTTACGCCCCTAACGCCCGTGACGACACAGGGAAGATCGCGAACAGCGTCATGGTGGGCTGCAATGGCTTTGCGTTCGTGCAGAGGGAGGCGCTTCCAGGCTTTGGTTGATCGGTTCATGCGCAAGCCCTCGCCTTGTAATCAATCGGCTCAACCCGCACAGGCCTTTCAACGCACATCCCCAGTTTCTTGTTGGCAATGTCGTAGAGCCAGTTGGCCTGCTTTGTGTTCAGGGTCCAGTAGCTGGGCCATGCTGCAATCTTCTCGATGAAGTCCTGCTCGGAGCGCGACAACAGTCCAAGATGGTTTTCTGCGCGATTGATGATCTGCTGCTCAGTTGCTGTTGGCATGATCAGCCTCCCATCGCTGTGGCTGGTTCTGCCCAGCTGCGATCTGTCATTCGTTCGAAGGTGGAATCAACTGTTTCGCCTTGGCGAGCGTTGCCGACGACGAGGCCTCTGGACGTTGGGGGGTAAATCTCATCTTCCCAACGCCTGCCAGTGAGCCAGCCTTGCGGGTATATCGGAGTTTTGCCGGCGGCGATCTCGCCCGGGCGAAGCTGTGCACAAACCTTCGCGGAGCGGATGATCGTGTCGAAAAGATCATCGTCCAGCTCAAGGTCGTACCAGGCATCAGCGGCAGAGGCGCGATCTTTTTTGTAATTGAACGCGAGCCAGAACAGCTCGAACGAAGTCAGTTTCACGCCCTTGAGCTTGCGACCACGCTTCGTGATCAGCTCGGGCGGTGGAATGGGGGCAGGTGACTTTTTGTGATCACCGTCATCGTCCGTCAGGACGGAATGGTTTTGATTTTGATCTATACCTGTAGGTGAAGATGTAGATGTAGATGAAGAAGACGCGCCCGCACGTGAGGGTGAAGGGTCAGGTGCTACCTTTGGTGTTGCACCTATGCCCCCCTTTGGTGAAAGGTCAGGTGCTACCTTTGGTGGTTGCTCTGGTGAATCCTTTGGTGCCCCACCTAACTCACCCCTGAGCACCCTTTTGTGTTCATCGACGACCATACGAGACGAGTACCAAAGGGGGCCTTTCTGCGCAGCAATCAGCGTGACAGGTGTGCCATCCTTGCGGCCACTACGCGGCGTGTAGATCAAGCCCTCAATATCTTCACCAGTGTCAGCGCCTTTCAGGACACACTTGTTTATCAACCCCTTCAGCTTTGAGACGGTCGTTCCGATTGCCTGGGCAATCTCCTTCAGAGACCATCTGCAGATACCGTACTCTTCCTGATCGTGAAGAAGGCAAAGCACGTCGAGCCAGATACCTTTCTCTTCGTGAGAGCATCGGCGCAAATTGCTGTTGGCTTGCCAGTCTGCTGGGTAGAACTGAAATGATGGTCGCTTCATGCTGCGCGCCTCTTCTGTTCGGCCACGTCCTCTTCCTGATCCAGCTTGTCACGCACCTGGTGCATGCAGCTGTGGTATATGTGCTCCTGCTCCTGACGCTTGAGCCAGTTGTAACGCTCTTGGGATCGCCAGCAGTAATAGTGATGGCCACGTCTATGCGCTCTCTGGTGAGCCAGGAGCAGTTCGAAAAGCTCTGTGAATACTTCTTCAGTGGACACGGGCTTCTCCTGCGTGGATTGCAGTCACCTTGATCACCAGCTGCATGGTTTTGTCTGGGCCCGACTTCAGCGCAGCAAGGAGCTCGTCATACGCTTCTGTGGTCTGGGCAGCGAAGGTGTTTTCCGAGGTGGGGACAACTTCGAAGAGGCGATCCGCCACTTGGTCCGTCTGAATGAATGCACTCACCACCGGCCGCTGCAAGCGAGACAACGGGCAGGCAAGGAATGCATCACGCAGCGCGATCGCTGCAGGATCCACTACTGAAAGGTCTGTAACTGCTTTAATCTGTTCTGCGCTCAGTTCGGGCATGTGGTCCCTCCTGTTGTGGCCCTGATCAAAATCAGGTGTTGTACTGATACCCGTAAACAGAGCGCTGCGGCATGCTGTCATGGGGAGATATAACCCCGGCTCAGCTGCACTCCGAATGTGCCGAAGCACGGAGGGTGAGCCGGGTACTGCTCTTCTGTAGATTACGCGCTGGTGCTCGCGACCATATCGCCGTTTGATGCCGAAGCATCTGAATCAACTCTGGTGCCTGGTTCACCAGATCTCCCGTGATGAGGCTCCCAAGCGCGGGACCTTCTCCCAGAGTTGATACAGATGCCCACTCTTTCGAATGGTTTGTCTGGAGGGTTACCTTCGTCCCTCTGCCCTGCACTCTGCACCCATTTCGACGAGGTGAGCTTGGGCGGGTTAGCCTTGGCAGTCGCGTCTGCCTCGGGGCGCTTGGCGGGCCTACCAGATCAAATACTCGCGAACTCTCTGATCTGGATTCCGGTGTTGCTTCTTCCCGGTCGGCCCTCTCGGGGTTGTATTGGCTTCCTACAGGTAGAGTTTCGTTCCAATATCAAGAGTGACGTTCGGTTCGGTTTCGGCGACCACCTTCCAGCCCTCCTGGTTGTTGCTGATCACCGTAGCGACGGACACTGATGCAAGACGCTCTTTGAGGTGATAGCCCATCAGCGGCCAAATCTTTCCCACCGCATTTTGCTTCGCGATCTTGCGTCCCAGCGCCTCGTCGAAGTTCTCAGGGCTGGCACATGCAGACTCACCGGTGACTGTGAATCCATTTCTCAGCACGAGAACGCAGAAAGTTAATAGCGCCAGACTCTCGTGCCCCGTCGTACTGCCCTGATGAACATCATCGTGTGAGCGATATGCCCCGAGAACACCTTCTGCAGCCGTAAAGTAATGCTCGCTGGCGATATTTGCCTGGAGGTCTGCTGGCGTGACGCGCGGAGCGGTTAAACCTTTGGATTGAATCTCTTGTTCGATATCGTTGTCTTGCATGTTCTGTCCTCTTTGGGTGATGGCTTTGAGTTCGATTTAAGGCTGTGACACCCGGCTTCTCATGTCCAACGCGCCTTGTGCGCGATCCTCTGGTGACGTCGGCTGTCGGCTGATGTCTTGAATGGCCGGAGCATTGCTGACCGCAGATTCATTCAGCCGCGCCTGTCGGTTGAGATCCTGCTGCTTGTTGTAGTCGGCCTCCAGCTTGATCGTGTTGCTCGGGCTGATAATGCCCACCACAAGCCCGATCACCAGCACGACCCCCGAAGCGAGCCGAAAGAGGCGACGAGTGGCCACAGTGATTCTCGCAGTCGATTCGCTGACCTCGACCTTGCCAGTGACAACGCCAGCCAGACCGTTCTGGTAAACGCGGGGCAGCGCCCACGACGCAACCAGAAAGATCAGGCTGAGAATGATGTAACTCTTCGACGCCATCCCCACATTCACCAGGTAGTCCATGATCAGCGTCTCGCCGGGTCAGCCAGCATCAGCTGTGTCGCCATCGAGCTCAGCATCTCCACCGGCACAAACTTGGTGTTCTCGCTGACCGATATCGCCTGCAGCGCTTCCAGCTGTCTGTACGTCACGTAGGCTTCAGTAACGCTGTCTGCGAGGATCTGATTCACCTCGGCTTGTGCTTGGGCCTTCTCCATTTCGATGGCGCGCTTCAATCGCTCCTCCTGCAGTTCGCGCTCCAGCTGCGCTTCCTCTTGCTGGATCTCTTCACGACGCTGCGCCGCGGCCTCCTGGGCAGTAATGATGATTGCGGGGTAGTCGATGTCGGCGATGCCAACGAAGCGAACCTGGAATGGGGTGCGATCTTGAATTGCGTTCACCAGGCGTTCGGTCAACTCGGCGTTGATCGCTTCGCGACTGGAGGCGATCTGGGCGATGGTGTACTGGCTCAGCAGCTCGCGTGACTCTGTACGAATGATCTGCTGCGCGTAGGTCGTGTAAGCAGACTCCAGAGATATCTGGCCATCAGAGGTGGGAGCGATGCGGTTGAACAGGCTGTCGTAATCTTCCGGCTTTGGCGTCATGGTAAGCCGCAGATCGAATGTCATGGTCAGCCTGTCCTGGGGCATGAACAGCTCCATGGTTTCGCTGACCGAGAAGTCAGCAACGCTCAGCGTCACCAAGCGATCGCAGTAGGCCCAGCACACATCGAGGCGGAAACGACTGGTGGGGATCGTGCCCTCCCGGTACCCATCCATACCCATGATCTTGCCAATGGTGGCCGGAGGAACTTCCACCTTATCGCCGCACGCGACGAGCAGCACGGCCATACACGCCATGATCAATCCCTTCACTGTCTTTGTTATTTTCACGAACTGGTCCTCTTCTACTTTTGGATTTCCAGCCTTCTCAGGCTGGGCTTATGCCGACGTTCCGGCTATTGGTTGCGGGGGCATGACTTGAACATGCGACCTCTGGGTTATGAGCCCGGCGAGCTACCAACTGCTCCACCCCGCATTTATCCTTGCTGCCTTAGCGGTGATCTGGCAGCAAACTTCGACCAGCAGCATCGCTTGAACTTCCTTCCAGAATCACAGGGGCATTTCCTGTTGCGCATCCAGTTCTTTCGAGCCGGTAGGCTCCTGGGCTGTTGCTGGTCTGCTTCCTCTGGAGTAATTTCCACCAGCCGATTCCCAAGCCGCTTTTGAAGCGACTCGATCTCCCGAGAAGTGCCTTTGTAAATTTGGCCTGTCATTGGATCCATGCGAAAATTACCCTAGAAAGTGAGTTAGGCCCGGTCGGCCGAAACGGCTTTGGCAAAATCTTGCAGTTCTTTCTCTACAGCTGCGGCGCCGCTCTCCACGAGATTGTCTGGAATCGAACTGAGCACCTCATAAAGCGCAGCAGCACCAGCGTAGAAAGCCCTTCTTGTCTCCTGTCGCTGGACCGGGGGCGCGTCTTTTGGCACCACCTGCTCTGCGAAACTGCCGTATACGTCTGCAATCGTTTTCAACCCAACCCCCTAGCTCTGTTTCAAATCTCAGGTCTTTCCCCGATTACCAGCACCAGCCGTGCGCCGTATGCTGTAATGGGAATTCTTGTGCTATTCAGCTCCCCGCTGCGTTATCCGGCTTCGCTCGCGAGGGTTTTTACATCTTCGGGGGCACTACTTCCGGGCCACCTATCCCGTGTTAATCTGTTGGTACCACCCTACAAACCAGCACGGAGAATTTCAGTCATGTCTCAAGACGCCATCAACGTCGCAAACAACATGGTCCTGGCCATGCTCGTCCATCACGCGTTTTCCGAACAGCCAGACCCAGGCATGGCCATGCGCTCATTTCACGACAAACTAGCGGCCCTTCTTCCACGTCAGCCAAAGATCGTGGAGAACCCTGAGCTTCACGAACCAGCCAGCGAGCAGCTCGCGAACATTTTCGTAGTGGCTATTGCGATGCAGATCCGCCGAACCAGCCACTGACTGATCGGAAATGATGTCTGCGATCGATACTTCACCTACGAGGGTGAGGTCCCGCGCTTTAATCAGGATCGTCTCGTCAGGAACGTCCAGCAGGCTTTCAATTCCTCCGAGTCTTCGGCGAAACGCGCTCATGAAAAGCTTCTTCTTGAGCGCGACCACCCGATCAGGCCTCTTTCGGTCAGCGCGCTTGCGCAACTTGTCACGACATGATCCGGGCCAGTTGTTCGAACGAATGACACCGGTCTGGATTCGGTGCGAAGGGATCGCCCATCCGCCGCCTGAAAAGTCATCTGCTCGCATGTATGTCCACCCTCAGCCCGCAGGCTGTTCTATGGCCCTGATCAGTTCCATCGCGCCGATCTGGATGTCTCGCTTCGCTTTTGCAGCCCACCAGTGGGGCTCGGCCTTTTCGAATCTCTGCAGCTCAGCGTTCTCAGCATTGTTGTCATGACGACGAAACACTCTGACGGCCGCCTGCTTCTTGCGCTCTCGATCCTGATCAAGCGTGGCCACAACCTGCGCCTGTAATTCCAGCAGCACCCTCTCCGCTGCCTTCACCCGGTTGATCAGCCCAATCTCGTATTCACTCAGTGTTCTGCTACCAACAATCTTCACTGGCACCTTCACCACGCCGATCTCCTACCCGCGCCCAGGCTGCAGAATCGTGTTGTCTACTACGTCAGGCGAACCTTCGGCAGCCATGTCCACTGCGATGTGAGCAGGGCCGACGGGAAACTCTACAAAGTCTGGGAGAACAATAATTTTGCTGTCAGGGAAGTCCTTGCAGAGCGCAAAGTTCAGCTGCTGAGCAAGCAACTGCATCGAGGCTGCAGAAAGAATCTTCGTGACTCGGCACACATACGTGCCTGGCTTGCTCAGGTCGACATGTCGAAACACTGGGTCTATGGCGCTGATCTGGGTTTCAAGTTCGTTCATGCTGCTCCATCTATGAATGGTGTCGAACACAGTAAATGTACGGTTACATCCCCTCAGGGGTGCTGCGTATAGTTAAGTCACAGTGGCTGCTGGCCCGATGCAACTTGGGCCTGTTTTGGCAGCCGTAGGAAAAACATCATCGAGGGAGCACTCGACACCATGACGATTGAACACAGCGACAATGTCTCGACAGTCCGCAAGAGACGGCAACCTTCGTCCAGCCTCATAGTGGGCCATGGCACCCTGGGTCTTCTCCTCTTCCAGGGCTTTGCCAAGCTCTTCCTGGCTCAGCCTGGCTTTTTCCCGGTAATGCTTAATTCGATTCATTGCTGCTCCCATAGATCAACGGAGGAGATAATAAGTACATTATGTAATGTTTGCAATACTCTCCGTAATTAGCCTGTAATTACTCGGTGTAATAAAGTGCGCAAATGACAACCATTACCAAAGAAGCTAAAGAAATTGGTGCCTACCTTCGGCGAGCGCGAGAGCGAGCGGGCCGGACACAGGAGTGGCTGGCCGGCCAATGCGGCTGGACGGACGCCGACGGCAGGGCGAACCAGACCAGGACATCTCAATACGAGACTGGCAGGAGACGTATCACAGGTGTTGAGCTGAAGAAGGCGGCTGAGGCGCTCGGGATCACTCTGGGTGAATTGTTTTCAGATGACTCTCCAAGGCTTCAGAGTTCCCAGCCCGTGACACCGAAAGAAAAAGAGATGCTCGCCCTTTGGGAGAGACTTCCACAGAGCGCAAAAGCTGCCTGGGAGGATATGCTCCAACAGCCAGAGCCAATGATAAGTATGTTCGCGGGCATTTATTGGCCAATGAAGACATCATTCGACAAACTGAAGTCTGGACACTTCTACCAGGTGGATGCAGATTTCACCGTAACCGCTGCAGACAGCGAGCCCAAAAACAACACACAAAGGTGAACCTATGGAAAAGGTGGCATGTAAGCAGTGTGGCGAGGAAATGAAAAAAGGGACGAAGGCCGAGAAGAACTACGGCATGCAGGTGCTGGGGGTAATCTTGTTCCTGGCTGGAGGCTGGTTAATTTTCGCTGGCCCAGGACCTTTGATAGGAGTCCCCTTGATGATAGCCGCCCTCTTCATGGGCTATAGCAAAAAGCGTGTTATGAAGTGCGGCGGCTGCGGATACTTCTTCGAAATCGTTTAAATCCATTTAATTAATTGATGTGCCTCAGCTGACTTCTGGCCTACCCAGAAGCTCTCAGGGCTTTGGCTATTGCCTCCAAGGCGCTGGCCACCAGCTTTCTTCCCTCCGGCGAATCTTGATCGCCATATATCTTGCATGACGCCCTTCCGTCACGGATCTCAACTACAGCCGTGCACTCAACGGCCCTGTCGGCCTGACGTCTGGGATACATCATTACTACGTTACTGGCGACGGCGACCATATCTCTTCCCCCGTTTATTAGGATTATAGTTCAGGAAAAAATATATTACACAATGTATTGATTGTGATAAGTACAATATGTAATATCCCGCCTGTCGTAGATTCCTTCCTTTCCAGAGATCCTCTTGATGTGGTGATCCAGCGGGACGGAGAGAGTACCAGTAACAATCGTTATGGTCACACCACATTCGTGGGGACGGAGTAGGTGTTATGAAAACAGATGATCTCCAGGTTACAAACCTGCCCCCAAGGGAGGCAGCTGCGCTCTGGCACATCTGCAACGGGCTTACCGCAAAAGAAGCGGCCCGCCTGATGCAGTGTTCCCATAGAACTGTTGAATCTTTGATCAATGCCTGCATGCAGCGCCTTGGCGCAACCAACAGAGTTCACCTAATCGCAAAAGCATTCCAGCAAGGCTTCCTGCGCGTCGGCATGGCAGTGCTGATCGTCTCTACCCTCTTTTCCCTGGCCCCCTCTCCTGCTGCCGCAGATGATGAGCAGGTGCTGGTACGCAAGTCGCGCCGGCTTGCATCCAAGAATCTGCGAGCTCTTCCGCTTGACTCTGACCCAGAGCCTTTTGACCTTACCCGTCCCCACGATCTTCTGTGGGACGGAGCGCTGTACGTGGTGTACCTGTGAAGCCATCAGTCTCCAAAGCGTTGTGGTCAGCGGCTGTGACAGTTCTGGAAACACTCGGTGTTTTGGGCTTGCTGATTGGCTTCTACACTCTCTTCGAAATGGCGGTGTTGCGATGAATGCACTGCAAGCCAGAATTCTTGACGTTCCCGCACCAGCGCAGGTCTGGACCTACACCGATCTGACAGAGACAGCAGAGAAGCAGATCGAGCGGCTGCTGGAGATCGCTGCCGAGAAACAGCGCCAGGGCGACCCGCTCCTGGCCAAGATCTACCGGGACTTTGCGCAGAGCTCATTCGTCCTATGGAAAACCCTCACAAGAGGCAGATTTGACGACAGCGACCATGACCGCATCGAGAAGATGATGGCGCGGAGGACGCTACCATGAGCCAATCATACAAAGTCATTTACGACCACAACGGTCGACAAAAACACTATGTCACCAAAGCCACTTGCCCCGAGGGTGCCGAGGAAAGGTTCAGGTCCTCCGTCTACGGATCATTCCCTGTCATTCGAGTCGAAGTCTTGCCCAGAAGAGGAGTCAGAGCATGAGCAATGTTGTGCCGTTTCGTGCGCCACAAACCGTGGTTGCAGTTCCCCGCGCCAAGAGAATCAAGCTGGGATGGTATGTCGTGAAACTGCCAGGGCTTGCCTGGTATCGGCGTAGTCGCGAACTGGCAGAGGAAGCCTGCAAGGGTTGGTTGTTGCAGCAGCAGCGCAACCAGGCAGCTATTCAGCAGTACAACGATGTATCCCACTCAACCAGCATCAGAGGCTGACCATGAAAATTATAAAGAACGCGCTCGTCTACAAAATGCAGCTGCCTTCCATTGAATTGATGGCTGGCCACCTGGCCGAGATTCCTTTCGAGCCCATAGGCGAGCTGTTTCGAAGCAGGTCAGGATTCATGCCGAACCAGACGACTGCCGATCTCCTTACCCATATCGCTGGCGGATACAGCTTCACCGTTCGACATGACGAGAAGATCCTGCCAGCGGCGTCAGTACGGGCGGCGCTGCGTGAAGCATACCTGCTGAAGCAGGAGGAGATCGGTCGGGATTTGAGCGATGAAGAGCAAGGGCTTCTCACTGAATCGGTCACAGCTGATCTGGTGGCCAAGGCCCTGGTGAAGACCTGGGTGGTCAATTGCTTCTACCACATCGACGATCAGTATCTGGTAGTGGCAACCGGAAACAAGAATCTCTCCGCCGTTGTCGCTGGTCTACTGGTGAAGTGCGTCGGGTCGGTCAAGACAACCACGATCCACATCGCCGAGATCAAGAACGGGCTCACTTCCAAACTGGAGGACTATCTGCAGGGATACGCTGAGTCATTTGGCGAATTCGGCATAGGTGGCTATTGCCTGCTCAAGGAAAAAACAGCCAAGGCCACATTCGACTTGGGCCGGCTGGAGAGTGCGAAGGAAGGAATCCTCGAGGCCCGCGCCAGCGGCATGCAGGTCGAGTGCATGGCGCTTACCCACAAAACCATGTCATTCAAGCTGAACAAGGAATTCGCACTGAAAAAGATCGAGTTCTTTGGCGAGCTCACAGAGGATGAGGAAGAGCAATACGCCGAACTTGACCCTGCAATGCTCTGGAGAACCGAGGCGGCGAAGCAGCTCCTCGAGCTGAAGGACGCCATCAATTCACTGTGCAAGATGTTCGACTATGAAGCTCCCGATGCAGAGCCATCGGAGGCAGCATGCTGATCGTATTCGAAGGCATAGACGGCTCCGGCAAAAGCTCGGTGCTCGCAGCAGTGAAGCAGCGCCTGGCTGACCTGGGCGTTGATTGTGAGACCACATCCGAGTTCGGGAGACGCGAGGACTGGAGCGTGGATGCCAGAGAGAATCTGATGGCGTCACGCAATGCCCAGGAGGAGCTGCACTACGTTATGGGCACTCGAGTGATTCACCACGAGAGGATCCTCGGCCCCCTACTCGCTCTGAACCACATCGTGCTGATGGATCGCTACCTCATGAGCACCATGGCGTATCAAGCGAGCCTGACAATCTCGGAAGATTTTCTCCTGCAGCGTCACAGAGCACTGGAGCTGCCAGTGCCCGACCTGACATTCCTGATTGATGTCGCTTCCGAGACTGCAAAGCAGCGCACCAGTCACCGGCAAGATCAGAGCAAGATCGATCAGCGCCCCTTGGCCTTCTTCAATGAAACGCGAGGCCGTTACGTGCGAGCAACTCAGAAGCTGCTGTCTGCAGGCTGGGATGTGCAGATCATCAACGGCGAAGTCCCTCTGGCAATGATTGCCGAGGATGTCGCTGCCCGTGTGATGGACAAAATCAAAGCCACCGCGGGCGTCGCGGCATAAACCACAACAATCTCCCTCGGAGGCAACAATGAACACAGCAACACTGAAAGCCACACCTTCAACTTTCAACCTTCCCCCTCTGGGAGCCTTCCTGGAAGATCAGGGCGGCTACTTCGCTGGCGTCGTCATGGTCAACGGCAGCCGACGAGGCGTTGTAGTCGCGGGGGCATCTGGCGAGCTCAAAGGGATCTGGGGAAAGCGCGGTGAAGATATCGCAGCAAAGCACGTCAGCGATGGAATGGCCAACACGCTGGCCATGGCAGCGGCGGGAAGTGATATGGCCAAACAGGCGTTGGCGCTGGACATCAACGGTCACAAGGACTGGCACATTCCTGCCAGGGATGAAAGAGAGCTTGTGTACCGCACATTCAAGCCCGGCACTCAGCCAAATTACTGCGGCTTCAAGGATGGCGAGAACGTCAGCAGCGTGCCTGTAGGGCAGGCATACACCAAAGACAGCCCCAGCCAGACCACTGTCGAATCATTCCGCGAAGGCGGGCCTGATGCGCTGCAATCTGCATGGTACTGGAGCAGCACGCAGTACTCAGCCCACGACGCCTTCTTCCAGGACTTCGAAGATGGCTATCAGGGCCTCAGCCTCAAGGACTACGAGGGGCTCGTGCGAGCCGTCCGCAGCTTTTTGATCGATTAATCCATTTACCAATTTGAATTTAAGGATACCGCAATGAACCAGAACACAGCTCCATGCGCAGCACCTGCGATCGGTCAACACTGGCCAGAAGAAGGCGGCATTCTCGTTGCAACAATGCCAGCGCTTTACGGCAATCCTGCGTATCACATCATCGTCGCGGCAGATGAAGAAGGAAAAGCCAGGCGGGCTTGGGGTGGCTACGGAGAAAAGGTTGAAGGCCTGAGTGATATCGACGGCCTTGCGAACACGAAGATTCTTGCCGCGACGGGAAAGCATCCCGCAGCGTCGTTCTGTGCTGATCTGCGTCTCCACGGCAAGGATGATTGGTATCTGTTTGCCAACCGAGAAGCTTCGCTGCTGCGCGCAGTCAGCCCGGAACTGTTCGGCAAAGGCTACCACTGGACGAGTACGCAGTACTCAGCCTACGGCGCCTTCGGCCAGGACTTCGGAGATGGCGTTCAGATCATCGACGGCAAGGACTTCGAGGGGCTCGTGCGAGCCGTCCGCAGAGTTATCGCTTAATCCATTGATCTATTTCTGAGCGCGCATTGCGCGCTCTTGTGAGTTTCAGCATGGCCCTGCACAGCGAGCTTCCGATTTATCGCGACACATACGACCTGCTCACAAAGTTGGTTCAGATCACGCGCAACATACCGCGCGAGTTCAAGCGATTGATCGGCGAGGAAATGCGCTCCGAGTGCGTGAAGATGACGGTTCTGATTTTCAGGGCCAACGTTGCCACGGACAAAGTGCCGTACATCCAGGAGATCCGCGAGCGCGTGCAGGTGGTGGAATTGATGTTGCGTATGTCAGTCGATATGCGATGGATTTCCCCCAAGCACTATTCCACCGCAGTCCTGCTCACCCAGAGCATCGGGAAGCAGGCAACCGGCTGGAAGCAATACAACAGCAAGGGTTCGCCTGCTGCATGAGGTCAAGGCCTTCATGCCCGTGCGAGATTGAATCTGGTCGTGCCGCTGACCCACGGGGTCACCGTTATGCGCATCAAGGATACCAGCAGGGCATGGGCCCGCCCTGAAAGGTCCTGCGCAGTTTCTCCACCGATGTCTCGGAGGGGTGACGAACATAGCACGATACGACGCAGTACTCAGCCAACAACGCCTTCAACCAGGACTTCGAAGATGGCAATCAGAACATCAACAACAAGGACTACGAGGGGCTCGTGCGAGCCGTCCGCAGAATCATGGCCACTGCTGCATGCTGATTTTTCTTTCTCTGACCTCGCCCAGGCTTACTTCGATTGCAGGAGAGCGAAGCGTAACAGCGCCAGCGCACTGCGCTTTGAGCTGGACCTGGAGCGCAACCTCGTGGAGCTGGATGCACAGCTGCGTAACGGCACCTACAAGCTCGGCCGATCAGTCTGTTTCGTAATCACGCATCCGAAGCCCAGAGAAGTCTGGGCGGCTGACTTCCGGGATCGAATCGTTCACCACCTGCTGTACAACGAAGTCGCCCCATCGATTCATGCACGATTTATTGCCGACTCGTGCGCCTGCATACCAGGCAGAGGCACTCTGTACGGAGCGCAGCGCCTTGAGCGGAAGGTGCGCAGCATTACCCAGAACTGGACCAAGGATGCGTACTATCTGAAGCTTGACCTGGCAAACTTCTTTGTCAGCATCGACAAGCGCATTCTCGGCAACCTCCTCGACGGCCACGTTCGGCAGTCATGGTGGAGAGCGCTGGCACAGCAGATTCTGTTTCATGACCCTCGCACCAATTACGAGCTGCAGGGCAGTCCGACGACAATCTCTCTGGTGCCAAAGCACAAGCGACTGACCGAGCAGAAGTCTACGCATGGACTCCCGATCGGAAACCTCAGCAGCCAGTTCTTTGCCAACATCTACCTCAACGAGCTGGATCAGTTCGTTAAACACCAGCTGCTGTGTCGGCACTACATTCGCTATGTGGATGACTTCGTCCTACTGCATGAGTCCGCTCAATGGCTCAACGATGCCAAAGCCAAGATAGAAACATTCCTGGCAGAGAAGCTTAGCGCAAAGCTGGCGCCACAAAAGACCGTCCTGCAGCCAGTCCGTCGCGGCATCGACTTCGTTGGACAGATCATTCTCCCCTTTGGAAGAGTCACCAGAAAGCGATCGCTCAAGCGAGCCGTGGATCGTGTTGCGACGCTTCCAATCAGTGACCTGCGCGAAACCGCCAACAGCTATTTCGGCCTGCTCAGGCAGTGCAGTCGCAGCCACAACGCGCGCCTGAAGCTAGCTCGCGCAGTTCTGCGCCGCGGCAAGGCTGTCGATTACAAACTCACAAAGACGTACGCATAGGATCGATGATGAAAAATATTCTGCAGGCGACTTCCCGACGCTACGGCTTCGATGGCTGGGCGCTCAAGCACAGAGGCAACGGGCATCCATGGACAAACTCAGTGTGCACCACCAGGCAGGAAGCCCGGGAACTGAAAGCCCAGCAGCTGCCAGAAATGCGCAAGCAGGTTGAAGTGGTGAAGGTCAACGTCGTGATTGAGGTGGTCAAGTGAGCAGAACATTCGAGAACGCTTCCGTATACCCGCTGCAATGGCCTGCGGGTTTCCCGAAGACCAGCCGGCGCGAATCCAGCCGCTTCGACACTTCGCTCTTCAAAGCGCTGGAGAACGTCAAGGGCGCTCTGCAGAAGTTCGGCTCCGATTCCGGGAAGAAGCTGTCGGACATTATTATCAGTTCAAACTACAGCCTCTCCGACACAAAGCCGGGAGAGCCTGGTGTCGCTGTCTATTTCACCTGGGATGGCGAGCGCACCTGTATTCCTGTGGACCGCTACACGCTGGTTGAGGACAACCTGCAGGCCATCTTTCATTGCATCGAGGCCAAACGCACGATGCTGCGACATGGCGGCGTGAATCTGGTGAAGGCCGCCTTCCGTGGCTATGCCGCATTGCCTAATCCAGATGCTGTGAACTGGCGTGACGTGCTCGACTACCGCGGCTTTGACCTTGCCGAGTGCAAGCTGGCGTACCGCCGCGCGATCGGCAATGCCCATCCTGACAAGGGCGGCAACGATGCCCAAGCGGCGATCGTCAACAAGGCTTGGGAAATGGCACAAGGAGAGTTGTCATGAAGAACAAACTCACTGACCTGAATGACCACCTGTTCGCGCAACTCGAGCGGCTTGGTGATGAGGGTCTCAGCTCAGAAAACCTGGAGCAGGAGATTAATCGCTCAAAGGCAATCGCTAACGTCGCTGATCGCGTCATTCACAACGCAGCGCTTGTCCTGAAAGCCCAGATCGCAATGGGCTCCGGACAGTCAGAGCACCAGCACCCGCTACTTCCAAGTCCGGAGGCAGCGAAGTGAGAGAAATATACACTCCTGCACAGTTGGCTTTTCTGCGTGAGCACTACCCGAAGCTGGGTCTTGCCGATCTCGCCAATGCATTCAACGGCGCATTCGGCTCATCCAAGACATCGAGCCAGATACGCGCAGCTTGTAAGAATCACAAGATTCGTTGCGGCCGAACGACAGGCGAGATTAATAAGGGGAAATTCACACTTCTCACGCCTGAGCAGGTGATGTTCGTGAAAGACAACTACTCGAAACTCACGCGGCGCCAGCTCTGCTTGGCGCTTAACGAAGTGTTCGGATCGGCGGTCCGCGAAAGTCAGCTGATCTCTTTCCTGAAGAATCAGAAAATTACCTGCGGCCGCACCGGCCACTTCCCGAAAGGCAATGTCCCGTACACCGCTGGAACGAAGGGATTTGTAAAGCCAAATAGTGGCAACTTCAAAAAGGGGAATCGACCCCACAACGCGGTACCAGTCGGTAGCACCACGGTGGATGAATACGGCTATCACAAGATCAAAGTGGCAGAGCCGAATGTCTGGGAGTTCATTCACCGGCAGGTATACGAGCGAACTCATGGTCCCATCCCTGCCGATCACAACATCGTCTTCATCAACGGTGATAGGGACGATTGCTCTTTGGAGAATCTCGAGCTCGTTACGCAATCTGAACACGCTGTCAGGAACAGGTTCGGCTATTCCAAGTTGCCGACTGAGCTCAAGCCGATAGCCAAAACTGTTGTGAGGCTGCGCATGAAGGCGGCGGCGCTTCGCAAGAATCGAAAGAATGCATCGAGGGCGGCGTGATGACAATTGACTCAGTTCTGCAGCCAAAGCGCCCGAGCTCCCCGGATTGGAGATTCCTGGATGTTCTTCCAAATCACGGCTTCCCTGCAGAGCGCTGGGTGAGTCGCTCCGGACATCTGGCGATCACTGCAGTTGAGGTTGTAAAGAACAGCGGACTTGGCCCGGAGTATCACGTGTCGTTCAGCAAGAACGGCACGCGCGTATCAGCTGACGAAGTGCCCGGCTTGCTCAAGCTGTTCGGCATGGAAGGTTCCGACGAAGACAACCATGTGCCAGGAGCAATTGCTCGCAATTTCTGGATGCCGGTAGCAGAGCGCCTGCACGGCTACGTGTGCCCATGCAAGGACACAGAGGCAGTGGTGATTGAAGGCGACTATGAGTGGCGTCCAATTGATGAGGCCAAAACATGAAGCCGGTAGCAATCGAGCGGGATGCAATGGGCTGGTGGGAACATCCGCAACTGGAGGCATCGCTTGCCGACGCTCAAAGAGGTACTCCTCATGAACGAGAGAATGCGCGCTTCCTGATGACGAACTTCGGGTTGGAAGTGATGCACATGCCGCTCCTGCCCAGTACCGATCCAGATGCAAACGACAACGACCTGAGTAAGTGCGCAGTGCCAGCACCACCAGGGCCGGATTGGTTCTGCATTCTGATCTGGGCACCCGATAACCTCGGGCCAACAGCCTGGTTCGCCAGAAAGACAAAACCACAGAACGATATGTTCAACATTCAATCAGCACAGAGGGCAGCGTGATGAGCATCGGGACAACGAGTTCCAGAAGACTGAAGCGTACCGGCACCGTGTCATTCGGTGACGCATCCCTGTCCATCTGGGAAGAGGGTATGCCTGGCAAATTTGGGCTGGCACAGGAATGGGAACGCTGTTTCAAGCGCGAAGTCTTTCTTCGGATTGTCCAGCAGTTGAACCGACTTGGATGGTCGTGCGCAGTGCCGCCTGACAAGGTGAAAAGCTACGGCAGACGGTACGCCGAGAACTCCCGCCTGTGCAGCAAAGGTGATCTCCATGCAGAGTTGGACCTGAGTGGGCGTCACATAGAGCTGAAAATGTGGCAGTCCATCAATACCCCTACACGCCCGGATCACGGCGGCAGATATGAGTCCAACAAGGAGGCAATCATGCCTTACTTGTTGCGACTGGAGATGGAACGCACCAGGCGGCGAATCCGAAAGTACCTGATCAACATTTTTGAAGGTTATGAGCCCCCCACGAAGCGACACGATGGTCGATCAGAGAAGCGAGGGCCGGGAGCGCTCACCGCCGAACAATGGATCGCAGCAACCTATGAAACCAGTTCGCACTTTAAAGGCGACACGACCGCATATCGCATTTCGGACTACAACAACAAGTCTGCCGATGGCGGAGTCATTCAGCACGGTGAGAGAGTCTGGGGATTCGATCACAAGGGGCGCCCCTTCACTGGCATCGCTCACTACAACATCAACAATATGTGGTGGGTGGCTACCGGCAAGTACGATGTCCGCAATGAAGCCAGCTTCCGGCTGTATGTCGCGCCACCGACCGAGTTGCGAGTCAAGCGCAATGACAAGCTACGCAGAAGTTGTCTGGAGCGAGAGCTCAATGCCGCAATCTCTGCAATGGACTTCCGTCGCGCCGAGATCATCCGCGACCTGCTCTGGCCGGTGAAGCAGGACCTGTTCCTGGTGTACCACTGCGAACATGAATGTTTCCATTGCACCGGCTTCAGCGGGTACACCAAGGATCGATTGGCTGCTGGAAAATTCACGCTGGAAGAAGTCAGAGGCTGGGATAAGGCGCCGAACAAAGTTGTGCCGCTAAATCCCAGGGCGGTGGCAGCATGATCGACAGCGCCGTCATTACCAATTGTGGCGAGTACCGCTACGCCCTCACCAGGAGCGCGATCGGCTGCATCGTCACCAGCCCTCCTGCAGTGTTCATCATGCTAAATCCGAGCACTGCTGATGCGACTATCGACGATCCCACCATCCGACGCTGCAGAGGCTTTGCAAAGCTGTGGGGATGCAACGGGATTGTTGTGGTGAATCTCTACGCTCTCAGATCGACGAAGCCAGAGGCTCTGTGGAATCACCCGAACCCCATCGGCCCCGAGAACGATGAATGGATCAGGCGGTACGCATTTGAATCCTCAGTCGTCGTTTGTGCATGGGGCGTCAACGCGAAGATTGATCGCGCCGAGTCAGTGGCGAAGATGCTTATCGATGCTGGCATACAGCTCATGTGTCTCGGGAAAACCACGACCGGCGCTCCTCGCCATCCGCTGTACGTCAAGGGCGATCAGCCGTTGATTCCGTTTGTCCAGAGAGAGGTGTCGCGATGAGAGTTACATGCGCAGGCTGCAAACATCTTGCCCAGAAGAAGACTGGCATAGGCGGAGTGATCCACTACTGCGAGTCCACTCAGGGTGTTGTTCCTCACCAATGGAAGTCCAGTGTGGCTGAAGGTTGGGAGGCTACGTTCTGGCGCATTCCTTTCTCTTGTCCGCTGCCTGACACCGAAGTGCTGAAGAGCGAAGCGAAGGCTCCTGAAAGCGAATGGGTGACCATCAAATCGGAGGTGGCGTGATGAGCGGTATGAAAATGGCAAAACCCAGCGAGAAGGATATCGAGTGCGGCGGCAAGCTGCTGCAGATACTCAACGCCATTGATGGGCGGTTTGGCGGTCCATTCCCGACCGAAGGACCGGACGATCTGCTGGAACTGCTGGAGATTGAGGAGATTGATTTTGATGCAGACAACGCGGAGCACCTTCAGGCGCTATACAACAGCCTGGCCGCACTGCTGAGAACGTCGGCATCATTCCATAACCGAATCATCGCTGGAATGTGCTACGTCATCATGTGGGACAAGAACGAGATTGTGGACCCAAACTCCGACACGCTGGATTTACACCCACGTTTCAAAGCAGCGGCCGGTTCGACAACGTGCGAACCGGACTCCGCTCTGGCAGCCGATCTGCTCAGCGCGCTCGAAGCATCGACTCGCGAGATGATCGCAGAGCGTGACTGCTTCTACGAGGGGTGCAGCAACGACGAAGGCGATATTCCGGACGATGAAGACCGCCATGCTTTGAGTGATATGAATGCAGCGATCGACAGGAACCAAGCAGTGATTGCCAGAGCGAAGCACGATAAATCGAGGGCGTCATAATGGCTGACCAGACCGGTATCGAATGGTGCGACTCAACTTTCAATCCGTGGATCGGATGCACGAAAGTCAGCCCTGCATGTGCCAACTGCTACGCTGAAGTGAGCACACCAGTACGTACTCGCGGGATTGAATGGGGAGCTGGTAAAGAACGAGTTGTGACCGTCGGTTCGTACTGGCACCAGCCAGTGAAGTGGAACGCTAGACCCTTCTTCCAGTGCGTGAGCTGTGGGTGGCGCGGCGAAGACATGATGCGGCACCAGAAGGACTGCACTGCGGGCGCTCGTGAAATGTTTGCGACCCGCCGTCGCGTCTTCTGCGCCAGCCTGGCCGATTGGCTCGACAACGAAGCGCCCATAGAGTGGCTGGTAGATCTGCTGGACACGATCAGGTTGACGCCAAATCTAGATTGGTTGCTGCTCACGAAGAGGATAGGGAACTGGCGGAAGAGAATCGAGGAGGCTTGCGACCTCGCCTCAGATGACCCTACCGGCGATGAACTGCACAACTGGATACGCGATTGGCTTGACGACGAGGCGCCGGCAAACGTCTGGCTCGGCTCCACCGTCATCGACCAGGACGAGGCCGACCGCGACGTACCGAAGCTGCTGGAAGTCCCTGCACGCACTCGATTCTTGAGCATTGAACCGATGCTGGGGGCTGTCGATGTTTCTCGATGGCTGGACCCGACTGGCGTGGAGTGTATGGACGTCTGCCCGTCTGATCGCTATGTCAACCGCAACGAGTACGAGATAGCTGGCAAAGACAACGATCCGATATGCGCGCACTGCGGATTGATTGCTGGATGGACCGGGTTCGATCCTGGCATCGACTGGATCATCTGCGGCGGCGAGTCCGGACGCAACGCTCGTCCTATGCACCCTGACTGGGTGACTTCACTGCGGGATCAGTGCGTCGATGCCTGTGTGCCTTTCCTGTTCAAGCAGTGGGGAGAGTGGGTGCCGAGAAGCGCCTGCTATCACAAATTCGCTGATGGCCAATCATGCGGTGACATCGACCCGTCCTGCCAGCGATGGCCTCACGTTGTGCGCCTCACCTTTAGCGGGGGAGACGGAGTGCGTCTGGAAGATGTTGACGGTGGATCAGATGCCTACATGCAGCGTGTCGGGAAGAAATTTGCAGGTCGCCTCCTCAATGGACGCACTTGGGATCAGTATCCGGAGGTGTCGGCATGAAAGCCGATTTGATAAAGCAGGCGATTCCGACTGAGGCTGCACTGTGCGAGTTCTTCATCGCTGAATTCAACAGCATCGACGGATGGACCTGCTACCCGGAAACGGGCGAGTTCGACATCCTGGTTGTTCATGACTCGGGCCGTCAGATCGGAGTGGAAGCAAAGCTGCAGCTTAATGCCAAAGTCGCAGACCAGATACTTCCTCCCCACCACTGGTACCGCCATGACGGCAAAGGCCCAGATCACCGGCTTGTGATCGTGCGTAGCATTACAGAGGCGAACGCTGGCATTGCCAAAATGCTGAAAATGGCGGGTGTTGACGTCTGGGCGCCTTGGGTTGGTGAAAGCTATAGACGAAATCCTGTAACGCGCGAGCACGAGATTTTCACCAAGGTGGAATTCCATATTCAGACCAAGCTATGGGAGGACGGCCGCTGTGCGAATGCTGAGCACCACAATGGCCACTGGACTTGCGCCCTCTTCGACTGGAACCCGGAAGAGCGTCTCCAGGTGCCGGGGGCTGTCCCGAACCTCCCGGCTGGAGTGTCAGCGCCAGTGAGAATGACGCCATGGAAACAGGCAGCTCTCAGGGTCTTCGCCAGGCTGCGCAGGCAAGGCTACATCACCACCAAACAAATTGCGGCCGAAGGCTGTAGTCCGACCATCTGGACCCAGAAATGGCTGGACCGCCATGCCGAGCGCGGGAAGTGGATCGAGACAGACCGCTTACCAGCATTTGATAAGCAGTATCCTGAACTTTTTGAAATCGCCATGAATGCCCAGTTTGCCCCTGAACCCGGCACCAGGGATATGTATCCGGAGATCAATTCATGAAAAGAGTCCCACTGATATCTCGTATCGACGAAGTTAAAACCCTTGCCGGCACTATCTCAAAAGCAGAATTGGCCGCTCATTTCGGAGTCACCAAAGGCACCATGGGAGTGTTTTATTCTCAGCACGGCATCAGCCTCAAGACAGAAGACCCGGTCGAGGCTGCAACACCCGAACAGCTGGCATTTGTGAAAGAGAACGCCGGCAAGATGTGCCAGGCCGATCTGGCGAAGAAGGCAGGGCTCGGCCTGCTCACGCTTAAGAAGCTGTGCAGCAGGCACGGTATCACTGCTCGCTTTTACAAGGCCCCGCAGCGCAAAGAGAAGAAGGAATCCACCACGAAAAATTCTCGCCAGCGTTCTGAAAAGGCGATTCTGGAGAGCCAGCTCGACGCGGCCAGCCTGTTGCTGCGCAGTCACGGCTGGACCGTGTTTCGCCCAGATCACTTTCGCTCACTTGCTCTGCAGAAATCGGCAGCAACGCAGCAATCTCTTGGAGCTCAGCAGCAATGAGAAACATGAGCTTTGCCATGACCACTTCCCAATTCCGCGCCCGCACCAAGGACGTGACTCGCCGCTTCGGATGGTGGCAACTGAAGCCTGGCGACCAGGTGATGGGTGTTGAGAAAGGAATGGGCCTGAAGCCAGGAGAGAAAGTGGTTCGCCTTGGCGCTATAGAGATTGTGAGTACTCGACTGGAGCCGCTGAGTGCCATTACCCAACAGGACGTCGTGCGAGAGGGTTTCCCCAACCTTACACCAGAGCAGTTCGTGGCCATGCTGGTCGAGCACTACGGATGCAACACAGACGATGAAGTGAACAGGATTGAGTATCGATACTTAGAGGTACGGCAAGAATGAGTAACCACAACACCAGGATGCCAATGCAGCCGATCGTGAATGGAAGATTTGTGGAGAACCGTATTGTCCGCAAATTGCTGGATACCGGGCCTCTGGATTTGAATGACTTGGCGCTGATGGAATTCACACAGCAAGAGCGAACCCAGTTCGCGCAGCTGATCGGATACTCCTTGAGCGGATTCTCAGAGCTTAGCTATGTCGACGATGAGACATATACGGCGGCAGAGGCCATGGCTGCAGATGGGGCGACTGAAGACCAGGCCCGAAACAATGCGCTCAGAACTCAATTGAACGAAGCACGTGCCGGAGTCAGAGCGGCCGCCTGTGCGCTGTTCCAGATTCATCCTGACGATTTAAACGACGGGCAGGACTCGCTATGACTCGCGTAACAAATGTTCCGAAAAAGAACAGCAGGCACGAAATTACTTGTGCACCGATGGATGGTGGCGGGTTTGAATTCAGAGGAGAGTGCGGAAGCACTATTTGCCGACTCAGTTCAGCAACTCAGGAAGGCGTGGCACGCCAGCTCGCTGATGTTATGACCTCTATCAGAGACATTGGATTTGAGCAGGGCCTAGAACATGTGCGTGCAGCCCTTGGAGTAAAGTCATGAGAAGAAGAGGCAGCAACCCTCCCCCACCAATAGACATGGCCCGGCCCGCTCCACCTCCAAACCCGCCGCCTCCCCCGCCTGGGCGCACTATGCGTTGTGGATTTTTCGGGATGCGGGAGACCCCTGAGAGCATCAGGGCAAGACAGGACTATGAAGTATTCATGAAAGGCTGGAGTGCTGGCTTCGCTGCCGGCAAAGGACTCTAACAATGGCAACGACAATCAAGTGCGACCTTTGCACCACCGAGGTCAAAGGCCCGACCACCATCATCATCGATGGCGGCGTGTACACCGTCCAGGTCACTCAGTTCAACATCCCGGCCGGGGTGAAGAAGATTGACGACATATGCCCTCGATGCTTGTTCAAGAGAGTTGCAGCACAGCCGCCTGTGGCGTCAGCAGAGCAGGTTTAGGTAGATGCTGATCGCGATCGACTACGACAACACATGGACTGCCGACCCGGACTTCTGGTCTCGGTTCGTCACGAGCGCCAGGTTATCCGGACACTCGGTGGTAATGGTCACCGGAAGGAAGCCATCCATGCCAGTGCCAGTCGTGGGCATTCCTGTGGTGTACACGTCAAACGAAATGAAGAGAAAAGCGGCAACAGCTGCAGGTTACAGCGTCGACGTATGGATCGACGACACGCCGGAAACTATTGGTCAGTGCATTGTGCTGGACTGGAGTGAATCATGAACATCGTCCCATTAGCAGAATACGTCCGACTGCGCAGACCTGCAGAGATACATAAGGCAGCATGCTCCTGGGCTCGACAGGCAGCTGCAGGCAGGATCCCGGGTGCCTTCCGGTTCCATTCAACCGGGCCTTGGATGGTAGACCTTGACATCCACGATGCGGAAGTGCGAAAAATGGCGACACCTAAAATCACAGCAGCACCGGACAGTGGAACGCCATCCCACGATATTGAGCAACTGGCGGCACTGCTTGGCCTTTCCGACGCTGACGTTCAGGCCGCCAAGAGAGCGGCCCAGGCATGACAATGGCACCACGATACCGCGCGCCAGAAAACTCTGACCTCCTGCAGTACCCCGGGCTCGGGCGCTACCAGGACGGGCGTTACTTCTTCAAGAACCCCCACACCGGCCGGCAGGCATCTCTGAAAACCAAGGACCTGAAACAGGCTGTGGGCCGCTGGGCGCTGGCAAAGGCCTTGTGCGATTCAGCCTATGGCGACCAAGCCGGAGCGCAACTTGCTGAGAAGTTGCGACAATCGAATATCCCGATCAGCAAGGGTGCGAACGTTCACTTGTGCGATTTCATGAAGACGTTCCGCAAAGACGTACTCGAGAAAGGAATACTCCGGATCAAGATTACACGTAACAAAGGAGAGTACGCGTCAGCTCGCACCCATGAAGATTACATCAAGTACTCGAAGCAGCTCGAGGCTCATCCGGATGCCGCGTTCCCAATTTCCTCCCCCACCATTATCACCAAGACTCGAGTGCTCTTGGCCCACTGGCTGGAAACTCCAACTCATTACAATCACCTTAAAGCATACCTCGGCCGTGTGTACGATCATGCTGTGAAGTCAGGCCTGATCGAAAGCAATCCAATGATGCACGTAGAGAAGGAGGCTGTGCCAGAGCGCAAGGTGCTGGTCCCCGATGACGCATACATCCGCATCACTGAAAAGCTGCTGATTCATAGGCACAACAAGAGAGAGTTTCCAGGCGAGTTCAGGGTCAAAATCGCTGACCTGCTCTACATGCTGTCGCAACAGCCGATCGATCTGTTCGACTTCCGGATCAGTTGGCTGAAACTAAAAGCGGGGGCCTACGGCGAGATTCATTTAGCCAGGCACAAGACCAGCGTAGAAGGTATTATCGAAATGAATGAGGCGATGCGAGATACCATAGACTGGTTGATTGCATGGCGTAATGAGCAGTTGCGAGTTGGCAACGTGCACCATGTGCCAGAGACCGATCACCTGATGGTCTTCCCCGCCTACATGGACAAGCGCCACCGCCGACAACCGGTAACGCACCGAACGTTCTCGAAATGGTGGCTGGAAGCGCGCCGAGAGGCCGGCATCGAAGAAGACTACTGGCTAATGGACATGCGCAAGAAAGGGCTTACCGATGAGTTTGTGGGTCAAGGCGAGAATGATAAAGGTCTTCATGAGACCGATCGCATGAAGTGGCACTATCGACTGGTGGTACCGCCGAAGCGCTCGAGGAACAGCCTTACACCGATTGGAGGGAGGCAATGAGGAAACCACGCGCCCCCGGACGGGATAGGTTGTTTATTTACGTGACAAAGCATCGAGCCCAGGTACAACAGAAGCTTGAGAATTATTCAATTTCTGAAACTGGATGCTGGGAGTTTGGTGGCGGTCGTAACAAAGATGGGTACGGCAGAATTTACATTCAGAACTATGCTTCGTGGGAGTTCCAGGCGCATCGTGTGGCGTACGCTTTCCACCACGGACGCGATCCAGTAAGAAAGCTGGTGTGCCACACGTGCGACAATCCGCCATGCATAAACCCGGAACACTTGTTTCTTGGAGAGGTGCTCGACAATGTTGCGGATATGCATCAAAAGAGCAGAGCTTCTCCGCAGGTTGGGTCAGGCAACGCCAACAGCAGAATTACGGAAGAAGTTGTCCTTGAAATAGTTGGCCAGATTCGCGCTGGACTCAACAACATGGAGATTGCGCAGACTCTGCCTGTGTCACACTCTCAAGTAAGTCGAATAAGGCGCGGCAAAGCTTGGGCACATGTTCTGGCAGCCGCCAATTACAAGCCGGGGGTTCTATGATTTTGCGAACGAAACACATGCTGCGTTGTTGCGAAATTGTTGTGGAATTGTTGTGGGGTGTGAATGGCGCCCCCTCGGAGAGGACGCAAGGCACTGAACTGCAAAGAGAAGTAGTGGAGGCTGGGGTCGGAATCGAACCGGCGTACGCGGAGTTGCAGTCCGCCGCCGCTAGTGGCAAATTCCTTTTAATTATCAACCTCTTAAGCACTTTTCTCGCGGTGCAATTTCGTGTAATTCTCGGCAAAGGCGCGCATTATAAATCAATAACTTGCAAAATCATACTTGCGGTTTTTATTATCGCGTTCGCCTCCTCCCAGAGCTACGCTGACTCTTCAGAGCAGCCTCCCCAATGCCGAGCCACCCTCGATCAAGACTTCACAATCACGATCCCGAATGCCTTCGGATTTGGGTTAAAGCTTCGCTACATTGGGAAGTTCACGTGGGCCTTCCAGGAGACAATACCGAACCCTCTAAAGTTGGGATGCAGCGCTGGAGAATACGACGGCGACATCCTGACTATCCGAGATCTCAGAGAGGGGAAAAGATCGTGGTATGTGCAGCTTCAGTATGGTGGATACAACAAGTGGAGGCTACACTTTGCAGAACTACGGGTGGGAAACTAACTGGCCGCAGGCAGCTTCGCAACCATATTAGTTGTGATTTCGGCAATTACCTCACTAACAGTCATGTCCCCATGCTCTGCCACTGACAGCACAAACTCCTCAGAGCAGTCTCCCGAGTAAGGCCCGCCAATCCAATGAAAGCCGATTCGACCGTTTTTCAGATCAAGCGCGTCGATGCTGATCTGTGGGTGAGTCTCCACGCCTGTGTCTATCACTAATGAGGCCATGCTGTTACTCCAAGATGTAGCCACGAATCACTGAGGCAATACTGCCCGTGAAATTGGCGTCAGGGTCTATGGTACATTTTAGGTTTGTTCCGTCTGTGGTGTTACTGGCCAAAGTGAATCGACCAGTGCCAGCAGCGAGCCCTGTCGTGAGGGTGACAAAGCGATCAGCGTCAGAACCATCACCGCACACCACATCTTCAATCGTTGCGCCTGTGATCTTGTACGTCCAACTATCAATCCAGATATCGCCAGTCGGGAAGATCGCCTGGTTTGTGCCACCAACGTATTGAAGCTCATGAGTGCCAGCCCATGTGTTAGTCCAGCGAATCTCAAACTCTCGCTTGGCAGGAATACGAGTTGCACCAGAAGCAGGAAGCAGTGCGTGATTGCCATTGCCACTACGATCGAATATCTGAGCAGTGTCGCCTTGGCAGTCCTCTGCGTTGATGTGAAGGGTGATGCCTGTTTGGAGTATCTGTATATTCTTTATCCAAATATTCTTTGTGGATGCAAGCCCGCCAATGGCCGCGCCTGTTGTGGTTGTGAATATAGCAGGACCCCCTGACTCGAATAAAAAAACACAATCAAATGTAAGCGTTGTCCATGCGTCATATACTGGAGCAACATTGTTAGATTGGTTTTCTTTGAGTGTGTTACCGCCCCACCCAATATACCTGCCAGCGCCAAAAGCACCTGATTCTGCGTAATAGTCAAATGTAACCTTTGCTTTCTTGCCGATTTTACCGCTAACGACGCCGCTCTTATTCATTGCAAACTGCGCGCCAGTACCAGTGATTTTAAGCGTGTCATCAACTCCACTAACACCGTCTATATTTCCTGTGACAGTGTTGGTGGAGCAAGTCCACCCGTCCACACCAGCACTAAAATCACTCTCATATACAGGCACCTGACTCGCATACATATCAGCAGGCGATGGGCCGTTGATGGAATAGTCCAAGACTTCGGAATCCGACTGCAATCGATTGAGCATTTTGAAATCGTAAAATCTAGACGCTGTTGTGCTTGTCGATCCTCCAAGGAGGTAAGCTGGGTCTGTAAGATCAATGTCAAAAGGACTTCCAGCAGCGATAGCGACCGCTGACCCAAGCGGAACACCATTCATATATATCTGAGTGTAACCAGCTGCCAGCGCAGACTGCCTCTTAAATGCGAGCGTAAAGAGCACCACATCCCCAATATAATCTGCAATGCTGTCGCTGTAATGCTCCAGCCAATTATCCCCGGCTGAATTTGGGGTTCGGATAAACAATCTGGCAGGTACAGTTGCTGTTTGAAATAGCAGTCCGTTTGCGCCGACGGTCCCGGTCATTATGAGAATATTTCCGAGCGCTTCAGTGATCATTGCTCGGATATGTATGGTGACATCGCTCGTTCCGATGTTGTATTCATCTGCTGGCAGCACCTTTATCGCAGGCACTGACGCACTCGCAGTCATAGCCACACGCACTGCATGGGCTAGTGGGTTCGTGAACTGCTGCACTTCTGTGATGTTGACGATCTCGGCGGCTAATGCGGCTTGCGCCGTTGCGATACCGGCCTGAGTTGTTGCGGTCGCTGCGTTTTCTTCCGCGTTTTGAATGTCGGTTAAGTTGGCTAGTACGGTTTCGATATCGGCGAGCGCATCAGCTACAGCGCTTATATCAGCACTGTTGTCAGCTGCAATTATTACATCTGCAATATTGTTCGCGACAGTTGTGACGTTAGCAGAATTGTCGGAAACCGCAGTTATATCGCCAGAGATAGCGGCCAGTGTTGCGATGTCAGCAGATATGGCATCAAGGGTAGCAATCTGTGCGGCGATCTCTGCATAGGCATCGTCGAACTTCCCAAGAAAGCTGCGGATATCTGCAATCTGCGCGTTAGATACGCCGACCACGCCGTTGCTGTCGACGAACACATCCTCGACGTAGATTCTGGCCACTGGCAGCGCGCCGACCGGAATCGTCGGATCGCCAGCTATACCATATAGCGCCGTCGACAACCCATCGTTGTCATAGTCTGTTTTTACTTGTTCGGCCGGAGTCCCGGTGGCGACAGCCAGCCCGGCGCCATTCGGCCCGACGTAGATATAGGCGATGTCGATACGACCCAAGCCTGTAGCCGGAGCGTCTTCCACCGTAGCGCTCAGGTCAATCGACGTGAATGCACCATCTTTCAGACTGGCGATGTTCCCAAATTCGTATGGGCGAACCGGATCTGCGCTGACATCGGGGTTCAGGTGATCGGGGTCACCAGTCGCCTCTCCTTCCAGCGCGATGGTCATGTCTGCGCCTGAGGCAGTCACCTTGCAACCGTAAGTGACGTGCGGCCCCATGTGCGCAAAGACCAGAGGGCTGGCGGCAACGGATGTCAGTCTTGAGCGCACCGACTCCAACCGCTGCCGAAGATCCGCAAACTGTTCACTCGTGCTGGTCATTACTCACCTCTACTCCCTGATTGACTTTCTTTGCTTTGCGCGGCGCTGGATCTGGCAGTATCTGCATGAGCTGATTCGACATCATGATATTGATGCCACTGGCAAGCTCAGGAGTCAGCTGGTTGCCGATGTTTCGATTCAGCATCTGGGCAAGTGTCTGAGACACCTGCACGCGCAAAGTGCGGTTGTCGATCTTCATAATTCCCTCATCACACTGGTACCAGGGGAAGCCAATACTCCACGGCATTGACCATGATCTTGATCTGATTCGCTATTCCTGACAGCGGGCCTGTGCCAGCGACCACATCCTCGTACACCACCATGCCGAGAGTGGTCTTACTGCCAGAAGAGTTGGCGCCATACACTTGAATCTGTCCGCTCGTCTTTGCGCCTGCAGCGCCTTGCTTGATGCAGACATTGGCGTTACCAGTATTCGTGGCATTTCCCACTACCAGATTCTGCGTAGAACTGGTCATTGTGAGCGCGCCCGCTGTTGTCAGATGTGAGCTGAATCCTCCAGAGCTAGCGCTGAGCGCGCCACAGGATAGTGAGCTTGATACGGACAACGTGCTAAGCATCTGAACAGTGCCGTTGAATCTTGATTTACCGCTCAGGACGTTAACCGAGTAGCCGTTCGTAGGATTGGTGATCTCAAGCCCAGTGCCATCGCCACCAGCTGAGAACACTTCCAATTGCAGGGCCTTCCCATTGGAAGTTTCGAATCGAGCTGCTTCAGCGCTAACAGAACTTCCAAATACACCGCCTGCGAAGAAGTCACCTGGCGCTGCTACAATCGCGAAGTTGTTATACCCAGGAACAGTCTGGCTGCCGGTAGCCAGCACATGCGTGCCTTCAATTGCGCCTGTGAAGGTGCCTGTGGCGGCAGAGATGCTTCCAGCGAACGTGCCTGTGGCGGCGCTAAGGGAACCACTGAATGAGCCCGTAGCGCCGGACAGCGCCCCTGAGTAAGAAACGTCGCCAGAGGAGTTGATGGCAACGGCATTGATCCAGGCACCGTCAGACTTGCGGTTGTAACCCATGCCCAGGCCGTTGGCACTGAGAAGTACCCCAGTTCTCAGATCTCCAGAGTATCCAGCACCCAGCCCCGCAGGGTTGGCTAGGTTGTGTTTCGCGATTACCGAAGTGCCAGTTACCTCGAGACCATAATCGCCTGACGTGCCCGCGATGATATTACCCACACCGGCATCCAGAATGTCCTGCAGGTCCTCTTCGGTGAACTCCGATACTGCGGCCGCGGCGAGCTCGCTGATCGTCATGCCCGTGGTTGTTGAGTCACCTGTTAGCACCACCGTGTCAGCAGTCAGCGTGCCACTGATTGTCAGGTCGCCGTCGGCGTACCTGAATTTCGGACTGATCGAGCCGCCCATTTCCAGCGTGCCGTTGTTGAGATCGAAACGGCTGCCGGCAGAGTCACCCCAGTTGTTGCTGTAGATCGTGCCTGTCTGGATCTTGTCGCCAACGATGCGGGTGATCGAGGGGTGCACCTTCCCTGACTCTGTGCCGTTCTGATCCAGGAGCACATCCATCAGCGTTACTTCGCCGATGAGCCCAATCTGGCGGGCTTGGATCAGGACGGTGTCTTCTGATATGGCGATCAGTGATGGCAACCGATTCGCATCAGCCTTTCGCTCGACAAGCACCTCCAAGCTCTGGAGTCGTTCTTCCATCGCCAGGATGTGCGTGTACGGATCGACAACGAAATTCGGTAATGAGGGTGGCGCCGCCGTCCTGGTGGACATGCCGATAGACTTCTGCCCGCGGGAAATTGTCATGCTGGACCAGCCACCGTCAGAGGGATGATGTTGCTGCGAACGTATTGAGTGGATTCACCTGCAGTGGCCTTCCTGGCCAAACAGCACGTGACAGACGCCCAGACCATGGCACTGGGCAACAACACAGGGGTGGTGCCCGACCAGGTGAAGTTGCCGTCGTCGTCCTCGACGAAATCTGCGGCCATCACCTCGATCGCGTTCGTGAGCGGACCCAGCGCCGGGTAGTAGTGCGCTGTCTGATTGCTCTGATCAGCCTGGCTGGTTCCCTCCGCTCCGCGTTCTTCACATTGCAGGTAATACAGCCCGAGTCCGGTGTCATACTTGATGCCGCTGTGGCGTATTACTTCACTGTTGGCATAAACGAGTTTGAACTCGGGTAGTCGGCTGTCGCCGTAGTCCAATTCCGCTACGTGGATCGTGTCCCCTGCCGCAGGAACGAAGGGCAACTCGTCGCCCTGGCCCAGCAGCAGTTCGGTGCTGCTCGACTCAGCGACCTTGTAATACTGGGTTGTGCCATTTACGGTGGACTCGATGGAAATCCACCACATACCGGACAGGTCGATATCCGCCGTGCCGGCAGTGTCGGTATAACGGATTCGGCGAGTAGTTCCGCCGTTGGCGGCCGGCAGAGTGAACAGGCCAGCAATGCCGACGCTCTGCAGGTAGAGCCGGGTGCCGGTGTCAGACCCGATCTCGAAAGCGTTGGCGGCATCTGCAGTGCTGTAGAAGATCACAAACCGGTCCGGCACCGCGCCGGTGTCTGGGTCGTATCCTGCTACGATGCGCAGATCAGCAGTGGCCTTCTCGGGGTTCGTGGTGACAAACAGTTTCGGATCAACCGGGGCGGCCAGGCCGACGCTTGCGATGGATGTGAACGTGCCCAAGTTCGTCAAAGAGGTTTCGGCCCAGTCGCTGTACACCTCCCCCTGGACGTACACCGTGCGCACCCTCACCTGGTGCTGGCCAATCTCACCAGTCTGCCACTCCCAGCGATTCTCCAACGCGTTGTACAGCGGCTTCCAATCAGCATGCCTGGCCAGCCTGTACTGAGCCTCGAACGCCTTGACGTGGATGTCGTCGACCGGCACGGTGAATTCGAACACCAAGTTCGTCACGTAGTCCCCTGAAGATGACAGAGCGAGTTCTGAGGTCAGGGACAGGGATGAGGGCGAGTTGATGACGTATTCACCGACAGTGCCAGACCAGTACTTCCATGGGCCTTTCGCGCGGCCGACGCCCGCAACGCGCAGCTCAAGGGCTCCGACCGGCGCAGGCATTTCCAGGTGGGTGTTGGTTGTCGTCGCCCAGTGGGACCATGTAACGCCAGCATCGAGGCTACGCTCCAGAACGTACTCCACTGCGCCCGGGGCCTGAGACCATGCGATGTACAGGATCGATGGGTTGGCAGTGTTTTCAACCAGCAGAGTGCGCACGACCGGGGCATCCAGATCGCTGGCGATCGGGGCCGGAGTGTTGTCCGGAGGAGGAGTCGCCTCGTCAGCGGTATGCACTGCATCGACTTCCGCCACGCACACGAGCTCTACGACATTGCCGCCTCGAGGCTTGATCTCCTGCACGATCCACTCAACCAGAGTCGATCCCACCAGGCCCAACTGGTACAGGCTGCGCACGGCGCTGCCACCGGTTTCTGGTGACCAGTCCAAGGGCGAATTGAGCACGCACTGATTTGGCTGGCTTCCAGCAGTGACCACATGCGGGCCTGCCACTGTGCCGTCAGCCTTGCGCAGGCGGATCGCATAGCTGCCCACACCGAACGTCAGATCCTCGGACGTCGTGAGTGTGGTTCCGGATACCGCGACAATCTCGCCGCCCTGGTCGTAGCGGAAGTCCTCATTGGCGACAATGATCATGTCGCCACGGTTCGGGATGTAGCCTTCCAGCTCTGTTTCGAAACGACACACCTTGCGCTGCTTCAATGCGCAGGTCGCATCGTAGATGCCTTCGCGAAAGGCCTGATCGCGATCAGTGATGCCTCGGTAGGTGATGCGCTTCGGTCTTGCAGCTGCACTACCAACCGGCTGACACAGCACCTGGTTCGTGACCCATCCCGCAGAGGGATCAACGAACTCTGCCAGCACGCTATCGTCTGTCTCGTCATTGAGCAGCGCGTACTCCACGCGGAAGTTGCGCAGATTGTGCCGGTTGAAGATCGTCGCCGGTGCAGCCTGCGCCGCAGTTCGGACGAAGCTGATCACCTGGTTGTTCATGATCGGGTACGCCCTGCCCGCCCGCGCCGCAATCTTGAGCGCGTCCCAGAGGGTGACAGTGGTGTCGAACCGATAGTTGAACTCGTCGCCCCTGCCATCCCAGACCGAATCGAGCGTCAGCAGTTTTTCCAGATCGACCAGAGCGTCGGCGCGCTCCGCGCCATAGTGCGCACGTACAATATCCGCCAGCGCCCAGGCGATCGATGTGGTGGCGGTAACAGCGGACCATTCATCGCCATCCCAGATCGGCAACTTGCGCGTGGCCACGACATTGAATCTGCGAGAGCTGTTGCTGTTCAGGTTCCCCGTGGCCCGGGCACGCACGGCAAGCACCGTCAGGCCGGTATAGGTGGCCGCATCGTCTTCCAGATAGGCGCGCAGGCCTTCCCATGTGCAGCGTGTGAAAAGCTTGGTACCGTTCGCGCCAGCCTCACCACGACGCAGCCGAACCTCATAGCGACCAGGATCGACCTCGAGGCCTCGCGTGATCCGCAGAGGCGTGCGCCTGGCATCAGTGATGGTCTCGGTAAATAGCTCAGTCCAGTCGCCCACAGGATCGCCGCTGCTGTCCTCGTCAATTTCCCTGTACTCGCATATCAGCGATGTGGTGGCCTGGTCAGTATCGCCATCGGATCGAGCACGGAAGAGGCCGGACTCCCACACGACGTCCACTTCCAAGCGGTTAGCTGTGGTGTTCGGCGCGTTGGCAACGAAGGGCCCAGTGAATGATTCTGTGAGCTCCTGACTGGCAGGCTCAGCGCTGCTGACCACATTGGTCGGGAACAACGTCACAGGCTCGTTGTAGTAGTACTCGTAGTCGATCTCTTCGAAGCTGCTGACGTTCGTGTCTTCAATCTTCAAATCCTCGGCACTGAACTCCCCAGCGCCCAGGCAGAACAACTGGTACACATACTGCTCGTTGTTGTTGTACACGTGGAAAGGCTGGGCCAGCAGATCCATCCAGATTCGATGACGTCCATACTGAACCGGGATTGGCGCACCCAGGCGCGCGGCATTGGTTTGCGCACCCAGGCTATAGGCCGGGCTGGTCTCGGCATCGGATGGAGATTTCGGACGCGGAGTGAGCGCGGCTGAGGCAATCGAGAATACCGCCAGGGCAATCTGAACCCACTGCAGGGGTGTGCCTGGTTTGATGGCTATGACGATCTGCGCGCCCTGAGGGATAGGATCAGCCCAGCGCTCCCGATGAAACACGGCGCCATCCATCACCACCATGCCGATCATGTGTTCGCGGCCGCGGTAGTGATGCGTCGCCCAAGCCTCGAAGTTTTGGCCGTCCGCAATGCAGTGATACGCCCGCTCACGCAGGTCGAAGTGATTCGGCAACTCAACGATGAGCATAGCGATAGTACTGGACGTGCTGGAAGTTCATGCGGCGCAGACCGCCGCGATCGTTGCACAGCACCCCACCTGGAGCAGCGTGCAGAATCTTGCCACCGTCGACGTCAACCCAGACGCCCACGTGGTACGCCTCTCCTGCTCGGCGCATCACAACAGCGTCGAATGCTTGTGGGCGCCACACCTCTTGCCAGTCGTCGGACATTGTCTGCTCTTGCACTGCCGCATTGATGCGCGCCAGCTGACCTTCCATGTTGTCCAGGCGGGGGATTTCAAACCCGCCCTGATGCTTGCAGACGTGCCACAGCAGCCCATAGCAGTCAAAGGAGTCCGGGCCGTAGGAGTCGTGCTCGAACGGCTTGCGCATGTACTCGAGTATCCAGTTCAACGTGACAATCCCGGGTGGTCGTAGATGTTGTAAATGATTGAGGGGAACTTGCGATTGATGTTGTCGGAGTTTCTGGCCTTGGCCACCACCTGATCTGCCGTGGCCACTGCGCTCTCCAGTGTCAGCATGGTGGGCGGGTTCTCTGCCGGCGCGCTGGTGTCCGTGCTCAGGTAGATCCTGTAGATCACAGTGATCGGACCCGGGTTATCCATCGCGATCTGCAGATAGTCAGCCGCTACCTGGTCGACGTTGCTGACAGTGATGTCGATGGTTTCGGTACCGGCATCACCTGCCCGCGGGAGAACCAGATCGAACATGCTGGCCTCGAACGTCACCTCCTCGCTGGGGTTCTCTGGCGCCGTTGATTCCAGAGTCGCATCGAAGTCTGAGAACTGATTGACCAGGCGAATCGGTGCCGGGAAATCGTCGTGCAGGAACTCGAGGGTTTCGACAATGACGACGCCCGCCGGAGCAGAGGCGCGGACGGTATTCAGATCAGGCATTCAGGTAGGTATCCAGTGCAGACTCGGATGGGATCGCATCAGTGCGCTGTTCAATGCTGAAGCTCAGCAGAATCTTTTTCCCCTGGGGCTGCGGGGTATACACCCCGAGCATCCGTACTTCCTCCCATGACATCGAGGAGCCGCCCCATACCTTGAAGTTGAACCATTGCGTCCCATTGGCGATCTTGTGCCTATGCCATGACTGGAAATAGAGGTACTGCTCTCTGGTCATGAGGAACTGGTATCGGCCATCCTGTATCGCTGTCAGGAACTGCTGGCGAACCTTGGCGCCACGCGTCATCGGTGTACGCAGCACTGGATCCACCACAGACTGGTCGTGAGCAATCAGGGGTTTGCCAAACTGCTCATATGGCCAGGTCTCAAGCGCTCCGTTTGGTGATGCAGCCATCAGCCGATTCCTCTCGCCCTGGTCACGCCGTAAGCGCTGCCCATCACGTCATCAATGGCACCATCCTGCACCGCACTTCGCAGCTGCTCGATGATGATGTCTTGCTGGATGCGACCACCTTCCATGCGACGCGGCCCGGGCGTTACGGTCACGGGAGCGTTGTTGATGATGTTGAGGTTTACGCCGCCACCCGAACCTGCACCGCCCATCATGCGTGCTGTCTCGGCACGACCAGTGATGACTGCAGGGCCGCGAACAATCTCAGGCCCGACCTCTCCAACAATTCCCCACTCCCCCGCATTGAGGGTACCGCCAGAGTCGAACATGCCACCGAATGCTGCGAGGTACGGATTGGCCGACTTCGCCAAGCCTCCAAACACTGATTTCAAGACCGAGGATGACAGAGCGTCGGCGGACATTTTTCTCAGGGTCTGCCCGAAGCTTTTCGCCATACCCTTCAGACCACCGTCGAATGGGTCGAACAGGAAATCTGAAAAGGTTGACTGCATGCTGCGAGCGGCCTCCTTGCCGATCTCCTCAATGACTTCCATCTGTTCCTTGATCTGCTCTGTGCGCGCTTTGTCGGCCTCTGCCGCCGCGTCCAGGGCGTCCAGCTCCTCGGCGAGCAGCATGATTCTGGCCTGCTGCGCCTCATCAAGCAGCGTCAGGTTTCCGAAAGCAATCTCAAAACCCACGCGCTCCGTCTCAGTCAACAGGTTGCGTGTGGCGACCTGTCGGAACATCGATTCTTCCAGTGCTTCGAATTGCTGAAGCAGCGGATCCGCTGCCTCGTATGCGGATGCCAGGGCGGCAGCAATGCTGGAGCCTTCTTCCTGGCTGACGCCACCGCCCTCCGGACCCAGGGCTATAAGCTCGGCCAGGCCCTGATACTGATCCTGCAAGGTCGCCAGTCGAGTCTGCTCGTCGGTCATTGTCGACTTGCGCAGCTCGGCTGCTGTCTTGATCGCCTCGTCCTTGGCTTTAATTCCGTCCAGTTCTTCAGCCAGCGATTCGAGGCGCAGCTGGTCGGCCTCTTCCAGGCCCCTCAGCTCACCAGAATTTATGTCGTATCGCAGACGCTCGAGTTCAGTGATCTCGCCGACGAGAGCAATCTGTTCCTGGTAGGACGCTATTCGCGTGGCAAGTGCAGTGCTGAGACCGGTCTCAACATCTACGCCTGATCCGCCCTCCGCTGTCGGCGCGGAAGGATCGGCCACAGGGACAGGCACCACCGGCGCGCGCAGTGAGTTGACCAGATCAATCTGGGTGCGCAGCGCCGCAATCTGATCGTCAAGCTGCTGACGTTGCTCAGTTGCATTGGCGCCACGGATACGTGTTCGGCGCTGCTCTAGTGATTCAATCTGCTCCAGAAGCCTGGGAATATCGTCCCATGCAGGACCATGCTTCGCCGCAGCGAATGCCTCTCCCAGCCACTTCGAGAACTGCACGAGCTCGCGCGCAGCGGCGGCGGCACCAATGGCGATATCCGCGATCCCTTTGACGACCAGTCGGATGGACTCCTGCGTTTCCGGCTCGTTGATCAGATCGGTGAATTCCACCATCTGAGGCAGAAGATCCTGAGCCAGCTGGTTGCCAGTGCCCGAAATCACTTTGCGCATGCGCGTCAGGTTGTCGTTGAATGCTTCAGCAGCATCACCAGTATCCTGGTCGAACACTTGGCCCAGACGCTCCGCCTCGGAACGCATTTCCGCCAGGCCTTGTCGCCCACCATTGAGGAGCGGGATAAGTTTCGCGCCAGACCGGCCGAGCAAATCCTGCGCATACGCAGTCTTGAGCGCGCCATCTTCCATGCCGGCGAAGCGATCAGCAACATCACCCAGAATGTCGTAGTTGCTGCGCAGCTGCCCATTGGCATCCATGACGTCGATGCCAAGAGCCTTGAAGGCATCAGCGCCCGCTCCGGTGCCTTCCATGGCTTCCTGGATTGCTCGAGCACTCTTCGTCAGACCTGCGGTCAACTGCTCGAAAGAGACGTCGCTGAGCTCGGCTGCATAAGCCAGGCCAGACAGATCGTCGATCGCATAACCAACAATCTTCGACTGTTTTGACATCGCATCAGCGGTGTCGATCGAGGACTTGATCAGTGCGCTGCCAGCCACTACACCAGCGATCGCGAAAGCAGCAGTCGCCTTCGCAGCCCGGTTCATCTCTCGTTCGATTTTTCCGGAAGTAGAACGCGCAGTGCGAGCAGCCTTGTCCATGCCAACTTCGAAGCCACCCATCTTGAGCAGCAGGTCGATGGTCAGGGCGCCAAGGCTTTTCGATGCCATATCAGTTCCAGTTCTCCAGGTCTTTCAGGGTCAGGTGCTTTTCTTTCTTCTGATTGCCCGCATAAGGCATGTAATCGACCATCTCGCCTTTGCCACCCACTGCGCGGTTGATCATCATGGCCAGAAGCGCGAAGCCTCTTTCCATGTGTCGATTACCGTTCAGGGGTCCGTAGGCTCTGATGTAGCGCGCCCAGGCATCAAACTCATTTACGGACAGGCTTTGCTTTGCCTCGACGATTGTTCGTCCGCCGATTCCGTGCAGCACCAGTTCGTGCCAGATCACTTCCTCCGCCTTCAGGCGCTTTTTTTTTTCGGCGCAGGGCGGGGTTGTGGGTGATCACCTTGGCGAGCATCGCGCCGGCGAGGGTTGGGTGTAGTTGGTAGGCCTGCTCGTAGGTGAGCTGCTCCTCGCCGTTCTCGCCCAGGCGCACGCCCAGGCTGATCAAATGCGCGGCGTAGCTCCTACTCAAATCCTTTTTATTTGCCTGTGCATTCCGAAATTGCTCTATGTCTCCATAGGCCAGTTGTTTCACGTGGATCAAGAACGAGTCAGTCAACAAACCGCCAGACTCGTCCTCGCGGATCCATGTGATTTCTTCAGGCACTGCGGCAGCGCTTATCACGCCTCCAAGTGCTGTCAGCTGCTCAATGTTCATGCTGCTTTAGGTACCAGAGTGCCCTTGCCGCTGCGCTGAATTGCCAGAGCGGTCTGCACAGTCGCGTTCAACTGGAAGTCGAGCGGGAAGTCCGTCACGTGACCTTCGAAGGTGTAGAAGGTTCGCGTGGTCGGGAAGTTGAAGTTGCCAGCGCTATCGACGGTCGGGTCAGCAGTGCCATCACTCCAGCCGATGGCGAACTTCATGATGTTGGTGTCGGCGCCGGTGGCAAGAGCATGCAGGCGGACGTGAGAGGCCTCGGCAGGGTTTGCCATGATGGTGCCGGTGGCTTGACCAGGAGTTGCCAGACCCTTCTCGTAGCGACGCGCCTCGGTCTCTTCAAGGTCTGTCACTTCGATATTGTCCCCAGGCGAACTGCCTGGATTGAACGCTGTGATCTTTGTAATACGAACAAGTGACTCGTCCGCAGGGTCGATGAACCACACGCGCGTGCCTTTGGTGAGTTTGGCCATGATGCATTCCTCTTCTGGGGTGAAACGAAAAAGCTATCGGTTGACCAACCAGTCAACGTCAAAGCTGTAGTTGTAGTCTTTGGTACCGGAGTCGCGACGCTCGCCTCGCCAGGCGGTCACGTAAGCGTGAAGCTCGATTGCATTGCGAAGCGCCTTTGCAACGTTGCGCGCATCGGTAGGCGTAGCTGCATACACATCGATCTGCAGAGACCACTGGTCAATATCCGGAGCGCCATCAAGCAGGTTCTCTGGCAGGCCGCTGGTCGTTTGCCATACAACGTACGGGAGAGCCACGCCCTCCGGCGCCTCGCCGAACGGATACAGACGAACCGGGTTCGTGCCGATCAGTGTCGTGATCGCAGAGACAGCCTTGCAGACTTCAAAAATGGGAGGAAACATCAGAGCGACTCCAACTTGTCGACTTGTTTCGCGAGCTCCACGCCAATCTCGTCGACGACCTTCTGGTGGTTCGCATTCGCAGCTCGGCGCATGAAGGATCTCGCGGGCATGTTCTTTGTGCCGAACTCCAGCAGGCGCCAGTACCAGGTGTCTCCGCCTGGGTTGTTCTTCCCGGCGCCGGCAATCTCTCCCAGCTCCTCCAGAGAGGCCTGCCCTGTGCGCGCACGACGCTGCGCCGCTCGTTGCGCCGCCTTGCCTGTGGCCCGGGCCCCTCCAAGCACTCCGATGCGCATGAAGACACCGCCGATGCGCTTGCCGCTGCGTGTGGAGTTCTGAACAACAATGTTCTTCGCGATGATTGCAGCGGTATCCGGATCGTCGAGCTCTCTGGCGTTCGCGCGGGCCTGATTCCTGATGACGTTGGCGCCCTTTCTCGCAGCTGCCACTGCGCCTCTCTTCTGGAGTTTTGGCCCGAGTTCTTTGATGCGCTTCGTCACGGCGTCCAGGCCCTGCAGGTCGATCTTGAGACCATCAGTCACGGTGAACTCCTGAAAGCTGCAGAGCTTCCGGCAAAGGCATGCGGTTGAATGAGGTAATTGCGGTTTCGCGGGAGCAGTTAATGATTTCAATGCCGCGGCGCACAGCCATTTTCTGGACGTCTGCGAAATGCCTCAGCCATTTCTGGCAGCGGGCGGCGTCTGGATTCTTGGTCCGCTTGTGATCACCATGGCAGTGAGTGCCGTTCTTCACTGAGCAATCGAAACCGAGAAGGAGAACGCGATCGGCACCGGCTTCCATGGCGAATTCAATGGCGCGAGCACCGCTATTGGTATTGCCTGGATAACGACCATGCACATTGACGCCGTAGCGCTCACCGGCGCTCTGCAATCCGGTCCAGCGCTGTGCAGGGATGTCGATATCTGGTCCGTAGTTTTTCCACCAGACTTCGTCGCCGGCGTAGATGACCTGAGCGAACCGCGCCCACTGCCAGCTGCTGTTGACTGCCAGTGTTGGAAGTCTGGATTTTTCGACAAGTGCGCAATCGTCACGCGTGAGAGAAGGCCCGCTGGCGATACACACAACGGTGAGACCCTTCCACTGCGGAAGCATGTTTTACCGAGCAGCGTCCAGCCAGATGTCGTCGTGCTCTTGGCCGAGCACCCAGCCGCCCAGGAAGGGCCCACCGAGAGTGAAATGTGCGAGCTTTGGCGCGTCCGGTTTCGGTTGTACTCCAACCAGCCAGTTCCAATCGCCTGGCAGCTCTCCGATCTCGGAGTCGTGCAGCCAGTAAAAGGCGTGGAGGTCTCGCCCAGGGCGCTCATTGATGTCACGCAGGGAGAGCCGACGGTTTGCAGGGTGATCGACGTTTATGAGCATAACGCTGCTCCAGTTCTTGCGCGGGTAGACCAGCTGCTGCTGACCGTCCATCTTCTCGCCTGACACCGGCGGCATGCTGTGCTTCACCACCATCACCGCCTTCTGCGGATCGATGTGCGCGAGAATATTTGCAACGTCCTCGAGAAAAACCACGTCACAGTCCACGAACAGTACCCACCCACGCTGCGGCAGGATGAAAGACAGGAATCTGGAGTTGGCAAACTCCGTGGCCATCGGAGCGTTGCTGATGATGTCGTATTGACCGCCTCGGGTATCGACAGGCCTGGTCAGCAGCCCGCGCTCGGCCAGCCGGTGAGAATTCAAAGGCTCGACCTCTACAGAGATCGAAGCGTGTCGGCGCAGGGACTTCTCGGCGACTTTGAACGCGACGTGTTCCCGGTGATCATAGCCAATGAACACTTTCATGGCTTCATCGCCTCCACTCGCATGTCTCGATTCACTCTGGCGCCATGTGTCTTCGGAGCGAGAACAACAATCCGCTCGAAGCCTGCTTTCTCAAGCAGCGCGACGATCGTGTTCGGGGTGTATCCCCAACGATGGCACATGAATGGATCTTTGTGGCCGGGGTCCCCGAACAGCGGCCACATGCACATTTGATCGTTCATTCCTGCCAGCAGATTGCGCGCTGCGGCCTCGATGTTCGGCAACTCCAGCACCAGAGCGCCTCCAGGCTTGAGCATTCTCTTCCACTCAGCCAGCAAGGCATCGACCTCCCAGAGGTACACATGCTCAATTACGTGGAGGGCCTGCAACAGATCAGCCGCACCGTCAGCAACTGCCGCCTGAGATTTGAGAGCCCCCATCCGATCAAACTCAGCTGCATAGAGCAGCTCCGGTGCTCGAGGGGCCGCAGGGTTATGCACAGCATCGATGTTGAAAAAGCCATCCAGGACTTTCTTTCCGCACCCGAAATTAATTTTCATTATGTCCTCGGGAATATCTCTGGATGGGCACGAACTGCAGCCCTCGCCATAATGCGATGTTGAATATCATGAATGTCCCGGGCCATCTCGACGGCGTCTGACGGATGCCGATTAGGCAGTTCACAGAATTTGTTCCATAGCGTAGCGGTGAGAAGAATTAACTCCTGCTCTTGCTCTGTAAGCATCTTCAGGCCTTGTAGATGGTTGTGTGGGCTTTCGCGGCAGGTGGCTCGGGCGTGTAGAAATACAGCGCCAGCGATCGGCGCTGCACGTCCGCAGGGCACGCGAGTGGTGCCGGATGGCCGTGCCAGCTGTCATCGTTTGTTTCGAAGATCACGCAGCGCCCACCGATGGGAGCTATGAGCACCGGATCGTCGAGACCCAACTGAAGGTGTCCACCCCATACGTCTTCCCAACGCTCGTTCAGGTAGATCAGCATGTTGACTCGGCGATGCCAGCCCTTCGGATGCCGATTGAAGTCTATGTGCATCTTCAGGTACCCGCCCGGCGGGATGCAGTGCAAGCCCGCGCCGAAGAGGTCCGGATCTGTAATCAGTCCCGCAATCCCTGTCACCGCCTCAACCAGTCCGACATCGATTGCAGCAACAACATCAGCCGCCACGGATGGCAGTTGCGAGGTGTGCATTTTGATGCTGGTTTTTCCGGTCTTGGAGTTCCACTTTACTGGCCACTGCGCATTGATCGCAGCGACGATCCCCGGTGAGAGGAAGTCGTCAATGACCGTGTGCGGGAATGGCTTGTTCGTTACTTCGGGGTGCAGGGGTTGATGTTGCATTCAAGATTCCAATGAGCCATTGCCAGAATATGTCCTGCTCACATTCCCGGGTGGACCATTGCCACCAGGCGAGCCTGTGCAGGAATTCAATACGGGTGCTTTCGCTTGGTTGTTCGTTCGAACGTTCCAGATAGTTCGGATAGATGGCCGCCGCGGCGCCGTCCTCACATACAACGGGGACTCCCATCCTGCAGGCGTCAACTGCAACATTTGAGTGACGACAAACCACAAGAGACGACTGACGAAGTGCAGATTCGATGCTTCCACCTGAGTGACCATCACACAGGACATTCGGCTCGATCGGCCTGCGCGGTTTCGGTCGATACCACAACTCTCTGTCCGGGAAAGCCTTGCGGATCTTCCTGGACATCTGCGCGCTCCACCCATCGCAACCAACTGCGTTCGATTTGGGTCCGCATCCAGCGAGGATTATCGGGCCGGCAGCGTCTCCCCCGGGGTTCATCGCCAATCGGGCAGACTTCCACCGAGCCGAGCCAGGGGAATCGCCGAGCATGATGTATTGCGGAGAATGAAACCCGTCCAGGGATACTCGGTACTTGCGTTCAGTTTCCGGCAGATCGCGCTCCCAGTAGCCCGCGTCGAATGCAACCAAACGGCCACCAGCGGCCGTATGCTCCAACGCGTGAGGCAGACGATCCGATCCGCCAAGCCCATAGGTAACCAGCACGTCTGCGTGACAGCGTTCGTAGCCACTGGAGAGTCTGGCATCAAAGCCTCTGGCCTTCGCTCCCAGCAGAATGGCACGCATCAGGCGCCTTCCGCGCATCGGCATGAGAGTGGGTGTCAGGAGTTGGAAGCGCACTTGACACCGAAAGCCATAACCTCAGTCCGGGCAAACCATCGCCCACCGGACTCATCATTGAAGGTCGGCGCCTTGTCCACGATTTCCCCACCACTGACGAGCCATGTTTCCGTCCACTCGATGTCAGTGAACAGAATGCTCAGCGCCTCCGGAGTGAATCTCCAGAAGTCACTTGGGTACGCATGCACTCGCCAGACGAATGGCACGGAAACAAGAATCGTGCCTCCAGTGGAGAGCGCATCCTGCAGGGTTTGTGCAGCAAGCCATGGTCTGGCCACGTGCTCCAGCACTGAACAGCAATCGACATGCCCGTAGCCCGTGTAACCGGCTGGCAATGGTTTTTCCAGATTGTGAACCAGATCCACTCCCGGACCTTCCTGAATGTCCACTCCAAAGGCGGCGCGGTAAAGCTGTCGGCGATCTTCTCTCCCCTCGTACATGCGACTGCCAGCGACGAGCACCGGGCCCTGTCCGATTGAGTGCCTTTTCAGCAGAATGTTGGTTCCGATCACAGGAGAGTTTCCAGCCAGGTTCGATATTGTGTTGCTACAGCTGCAACGGGAAGCATCGCTGCCCGCATCTGCTGAGAAATTCGGACACGTAGAGATTTGTCACTGAGCGCGTCAAAGGCTTCGACGAGTTGCTGGCCATTGTCGATCCAGTACTCGGCGCCGCACTGCACGTGCTCATACCCGGCTTCTCGAGAGCACAGCGCAGGGATGCCGAGTGCATGTAGGTTGCTCAGTTTGGTGCCCGGTTTCCATGCCGCTGCCGGATAGCCACCGAGGTCTCGCAATGCTATTCCGATATCAGCCTTCGCCAGGTCGCCGTTGATATTCAGTTCCCATCCACGTTTTCCGGTCTCGCGTATGAGCAGGGGCATCCATCGCGCCAGATACTGTGGCGCCCCTTCATATCCCACCACCTTGACATGGCCTCGCACGACAGGCTCCCGATCGCAATACTTCGACCAGCTGTGATGCGGCAATACCAACGACGGGAGGTCGCTCTTGGAATCGAACTGCATGCGAGGAGTGCCGAATACCACCGCGGTTGGCCGCAGCGCATCCAACGTTTCACGCAACCAGGTCACTGCGGACTCTTTGCCCCAAGATGAAGGCTGTGGCCACCCATCCACGATGTCATAGACCCAGGGCTTACCACTGGCACGCACCGTCTCGATCACGGCAGGAGGGGTGCGTTTCACCACGATGATCACATCTGCATTCCTGCAGGCTGAGCTGGACGCCATCGGGCGAACATCAGCCTCAAGCGCTTCGCCCAACTGAACGCCACGGATCTTCCAGCTGCCCGCGTTGCCGCCCTTGCCGGTGACCAGAATTTTCATTGATGGAACCCAAGGAGCCGCTCGAATGGCAGCCCGCTCTCAATCTCATTCATAGTGAATTGCGCCCAGGCCAGTCGACGAAACATCTCGAGCCGTCCGGCGTCAGTGTTGTCCTGCTCGCCGATCCAGTTCGGCATATGAGATTCCACCGGGATGCCAAGAATCAGAGCCTTTATCGCGGCCCCGCTGCCCCAGGTGATCACCTTGCCGCACTCGCGCAGGTCAAGTTCGAGAGGAGTGGCTTCACGCCTGCCCGGGTGCCGCCGCATTCGACCCGCGAACTGATGGCCCCATCCCGCGGGCATTGCCACGCCAGGGGGGCCAATTCCGCGCTGAGGGAGAATGACCGTTTCACCACGGGCTCGCCATGGATCGAGATTAACTCCGAGCCCGTCCCATCTGTCGGAGGATCCAATCGGAAAGCGCCCGGCAGTGTTGTGGAAGTTCAGGGCCAGCGTGTACCAGCTCTCTCCCGCGAACTCATTTCCCCATGCAGCGTTTTCCATCACGATGACCGGCAACCCGGCGCGCTCAAAATCACGAGCTGCTCGCTGGCCCTGCGAGATTCGGTTCCATGTGACAAGGATATCGCCGGCACGAGTCTTCGACGGCAGGCCGAGTCTTGGCTCGAAGCCTGCGGCTCGCACGCCGGCAGCAACCACCCTGACTCTATTCTCCGGGGTGTACCGAAGATTCAGCCAAGCAACACCGGTCATCGAATCGCTCGCAGCGCTTCAGTGATATCCGCTTTCGGAAAGGCTCTCAACGCGGACCCTGGAGTGCAGTTGATGACTTCGATCTCTGAGTGCCGCCGCGCCCACTTTTCAAACTGCTTCTGATGCAGCTCGAACTTTTCCGGCTTGGTGTTTGCCAGGCCATTGGAGTAGGGTCCGAAGAAGTGAGTGCCGTGCATGTCGTAACCAAGAAGCAGCATTCTGGTGAACCCGTGCCGCCGCGCAACCTCGATTGCCAGCAACCCGCTATTGGTTGCCTTGTCGACTCCGCCATCCACCACCTTGTGCACACCCTTGACCCAGCCCGCACAAAACTTGTGGCCGGCGAACTGATGCGCAGCAGGATGTTTCTTCCACCATTTTGCGTCGCTCGCCACAAGGAAGTTCGCCCAAGGGGCCAGCTCAAATGCGTTATTGACAACGCCTACGGAAACGTCACGCACCATGTTCACCAATTCACGGGTGAGCGAAGGGCCAGGCGCAAGCAGCACAACAGATGTCAACTCGTCTTGACTCCCTTGCGAACCGGCACCGTCACATACTCCTGGCCAGACTCCTTGTCAGGAAGAATGCCCGCGGGCACGTAAACGTCTCCGCGATGAACAATCCGGAACACAGCAGGGATGCCGGCACGGTATCGGAAAGTGATGCGAGCAGTGATTTCGGTTTGCTCCGTACGAGCTGCGATGAAATCGCGCGCGCTCAACGGCTCTATGCTGGCGGGAACGCTCGACATCCCAGTCACTGTTGACCATGTTTCGACCATCTCGCCGGTGGTGTTGTCCTGTCCAGATGAAAGGGCCTCGATCGAGATCCTGTGGCGCAGCATTCCAGCATCCAGACTCATAGCGCCACCGGCAACCGCAATGGGTAGAGGAGCGCTTCAACCGAAGGCGGGAGCATGCTGATGGTGCTTCTCTGAGAGCCCGACCCATCTCTGAATCGGTAGTGCTCTCCGACCAGCAGCATGACAGCCAGTCTCACCTCATGTGGAATATTGAGCGGCGTGCCGGAGGAGTCGACTACTACTTCGCCGGCTGAATCCAAGAACTCGTCTTCGGCGCCATCGAGATAGTTGATAACAGCCGCGCTGGCCGAATGAACAAGCGCTTCGAGGTACACGTCGTCGTGATCAAGGTCGCCGGCGTTGACCTGCCTCTTCGCTTCTTCAAGTGTGATCAGCATCATTTTTGAGAGGGCTCATAGTTCTTGCCATCACGACCCTTCTTGCAGGCGAGACGCCAGTCTTCCGAAAGCCCTGGCTTGCCGATCGGGTTGTCTTTTTGCGCAAGGTAGAAGTTGCCCCCGAATGTGACGCCGTTTCCGGATTTGTAGTCAGAGACATCTTCGCGATACACGCCGCGATCGATGAACACCGGCAGGTTCAGAGCGAACTCTTTGACCTCTTCGCCTCGCGCGAATCGGATCGTCAGATTTCCGCAACCATCGTGCTGCAGGTCCAGATCGTCGAAGCCAACGCCATCACGGCCATCAGCCCCGTCTCGGCCGTCTTTCGGCTTGGGCGCAGTCTCGATACAGCGCATAAGCAGGTCCTGAGCTCGGCGCTCGAAATCCAGAGCCCAGCTGGCCACATTCGATTCGAGGCGAGAATCCACTTCCTCGAGAGTGACACTCTTTCCGTCTATCCCGTCTGTGCCATCAACTCCATCACGCCCGTCCTTTGGCACAGGGATCGCGGCAATCAATTCCTCGGCATGCGATTTCAGTGCAGGCAGGACATCGTCCACCGTCACGCTCTTGCCATCAGCACCAGGAG